GTGGTTCGGGTTGCCGAAGTTCGAGGTCACGGCTTTGTCGCTTCCACCATAAGGGTAGAGGTTACCGGCAGCGGTCGCGTGCGTGTCGATGGTCGTCCAGAGAGGGCTCGAAGGGTCGACGTGGTTATTGTAGAACGAGCGGACCTTGTGGTTTCCACCGAGCAGCTTGCTGACGTTTTCGAACGACGGATTGCGGTAGATGTCGACGACGTCGGCGAGGTCCTGGAAAGGCTTAGACCATTTCAGGTAGTCACCAGGGATGCGCTTTAGATTGTGGTCATGGAGAGGAGAGCGCGGTGCGTAGAGCTCGTTGTGAGAGCGCATGAGCATACCGGCCTGGAGTGTGTCGAGCTCGGACATCTTGTCCCCGACTTTCATTCCGGCCAAGGCTTCGAGCTGCCTGTTCTCCAGGTTCAGCGAAGTCGTAGTCCGAGGAGCTTCTTCTGTGCTCTCGGGCTTAGTGATTTTGGCTTTCAGAAATTCGAGGTCGGCCTGCGTGACGGTCGGGTCCTTCTTAATTGTGTCGAGGGCTCGGCGGGTCAGCGTGACGTTGTTGTTCCACTCCATCTGTGGAGAAAGACGCGCATTAATCGCGGAGACGATGTCACCGTGAACACCGTATTCTTTTCCCCACCGGTGAGACATGTCGTGCGCGAAGTCATACCACTGCTTCCAGAGGGCTCGGTCTTCGGGCGTAGCACGGTCGTAGAGAAACTGCAGGTTTTGCTGAACTCGATTGTTAATTTCATCAATTGCCTTGTTGGTGTCGCTTCCGTCGATGTCTCGGAACCCGGGCTGGGTCCGGAACTGGTCGACGACTTTCTTGCGGTAGTTCTCGGTGTCTGGAGCTGCTTTAAGGGCCTCTAGGTCCAGGTGCTGGGACTCCTGGACGGTGCGGACACGTCCCTTGGAGTTGTCTGTGCCCTCGGGTAGAGCGGCTGCGACCGGCCCGCGAACTTCACCCTGCGGCAGCTCTTGAGTTTTATTGAAGCTGGCCTTCGCCTGGGGGACGCGCTGCGCAGCGGGAGGCATGTTCTCCATCGGCTCACCGTTGCCGCTGGTCTTAACTTCCTGCTGGCCTTTGATGTCCCAGTAGGCTTTTTGGTTGAACATTTCTGCAGCGTGCTTCGCGATGTTCTCGTTCGGCGCGATATAGCTGACGTCCAGATAAGTCTTGCCGGACTCTTTGTCGTTCCAGGTGCCGATGACGTGGTCGGGCTGCGCCAGGAGGTCGGCGTTCTTTTGCGCGAAGCCTTTGATTGCCTCGGGAGTGAGCTCGCCTTTTTCGACGAGCTGCGTGCGGTCAGGATACAGAGAAGTTGCGAAGCCCTTTGTCGGGGCCTTGCCGCTGGTGACATCGAAGCTGGCTCCGCCGTTTTTCTCGGTCAGTGCCGCGATGCGCGAGGCGTAGCGGGAAAGCTCCTTGTCCTCGGGCATGTCGCGAGGGACATCCGGGCTCTGTGAAGGAGTGACATCGGTCGGTGTGAACTTCGCAGCGACCTTCGCGCTCTTGTTGGCGTAGCCCTCGTAACCGGCGTCCTTGATTTTTTTCTCGTAGAGAGTGACGGCAGCTCGGTTGTCCATCGGAGCGAAGCCAGCCTTCTCCAACTCGTCGGAGCTGGGATAGAGGTCCTTCGGGTCCTTCTCGTAATCGTAGAGGTCCTTTGCAGAAATCTTGGCCTTGTATTTATTCTCCCCGAGCCCCGGCTCTTTCTCGTAGCCCTTCAGGCCGAAGTAGGTTCGCTTTTGGTAGAGCTCCGGGTAGTCCCGCATACGTGCGCGCTCTGCGCCGTTCAGGCCGGTGCCGTGCATTTCGGGGTCGAGTGTCTTCAGGCCTTCCTCGTTGCTGTAGTGCGTGAGGTCAGGGCTCTGGGAAACGCCGAGCTTCTTCAGGTCGAGCTTTCCACCTTCCCACGGCATCGGCTTAACACCGTTCTGCCGAAGGATTCGGTTGACCTCGGACTCTTTCAGAACTCGGTTGACCTTCATGTTGCCGCCAATCATCCAATCGCCGGTCATGTTGGAATTGGTTTTGTAGCGGTAGTAGCCGTCTTCGGGCATGTGGTCGAGGTCGGCGTCACCGGCAACGAATTTTCCGTTGGGTCGGGTGCCGTTCTTCGTGGCCTCGGGCTGGTAGTCTTTGTTCGCGCCCAGTTCGACTTCGGCCCAGACTTCGTTGGCTCGGCGCGCTGCGACCTTGCCGCTCGCGTCTTTCACACCGATGTGTGAAGCGTAGGGGAGGTCTCCAGCGTGCCAGCCTGGACGGTAGGCGAGGTCGCCGAGTTTGCTCTTCACCTGCATCCTGCCGGTCTCAGGATTTTTGTAGGCCTGGGTGTCTTCGGCCTTCTGCCACTCGCCCATCGGAATTTCTTTTTTCGAGTCGACGAACAGAGGATAGAGCTTGCCGTCGACAACTCGGAAGAGCTTGTAGCCCTTGACGGTTTTCTCCGGGTTGTAGTCCGGGTCCGGACTGTGGCTGACGACTTCGTGCGTGACGTTGTCAGGATTCGAGAGCTGGCGTTCGACAGAAGGCGCAGCGGCTTCGACTTTCGGGGCCTCGGCCTTGGGCAGCTCGAACTTGTAGCCTTTGCTCTCAAGAGAAGGTCCGTAGGTCGTGGTGTGCTTCGTGAAGCCCGGGGCCTCGTCGAGCATGGTGATTTGAGGGACCTTGCCTTTTCCGATTGCAGAAAAGTCCTGGTCTCCGTCGTAGGTCGCTTTGTATTTTTTCCCGTCCGGCCCAGTGACCTCGATTGGTTTCTTCAGGTCGGGGCTGAGGTTCTTAACCTGCTTCGAGTAGTCGGGCTTGGAGAATTCGGTCTCGTGCGGAGCGAGTGTCTCCATGCGGTCCATACGGTAGCTGCGGACGATGCCTTGAGCATCAGAGCCGCGCATACCGGCGCGCAGAGGGTTAGCCTTCTCCCAAGTGACGTTTTTACCAACCAGGAACGCATTGATGGCGTTTTTCTTTTCGTTGCCGATGCCGGTGTCCCCTGAGAGACCCTGCTTGTGGTTGTCCAAATACTTTGCGACATCGTCTTTGAATTCTTTGACGTTGCCGTCCCACAGGTCGAGGCTGAGGTCGCCGTGACGACCGGCCCACACCTGGGCCTTGTCATTGAATGCGCCGAGGCTGTAGTTGCGGACCAGGATGTTCCCGGCCTTGTCGACGTGAAAGTTGATAGGCAGAAATTGTTTGTGCTGCGCCGAGACGTTGCCGGTGTCGCGAGACACAGAACCTTTCCAGTCCGGGCCTTCGCCAATTTGCTGATACCAGCCCTGGCGCGCTTCGCCGTTCGCGATGGCGCTCTCCAGGTCATGTGCCTTGGCCTTGGTGTCGTCATTAATCGTGCGGAGCTTGTCGAAGTCCGCACCGAGCGTGGTGCCGCTGCGTTCCGAGAGACCCGAGGGGGTCTTGCGCCATTGCAGTTTCGGGTCCTGCGTGAGCGGGGCCTCAGATTGAGGTAGAGGATACGCAGCGTTCACCTCGGCTCGACGGCTTGCGACGATTTTTCGGATGTCCTTTTTCGGACGTGCCGTGGCTTGTCCAGAAGCAGACTGGGACATGAAGTCGTTGCCCAGTTCGCCATTCGGCAGAACGTGGACAGGCGCGCCAGGGTGATTGCCTAGCGTCTCGGGAGTAATCTTCACACCCTGCGGCTCGGGCTCGTCGATACCAGGACGGTGCTCCTTCATCGAACGAAGCAGAGAGTAGGTCGACTTGCGGAGCTCGGGGCTCGTGATTGTGTCTTCGAAGTTCGGGAGGATGGTCCTGCCGTTCTGTCCTTCGTTGAATTTCACTCCGAGGCCTTCGAGCAAGTTCTTGCTGCCCTGGACAACTCGGGACGACAGAGAAGGGTCGATGATGTCGGTGACGAGGTTCTTGCCCTTCATCGCTTTCATACCGGCCTCCGCCATGAGCTCAGAATAAATCCAGTGGTTCGGGTCGCTGTGGATTGCCTGAGAACCTTTGTCCATGCGGTCAATGTATTGGGTGACAGCACGGTTGAAGTCGTCAGCGTTGGTGAAGCCCTTCTCGCCTACGATTTGTTCGACGTAGTCGCGCTTCGCTTGGTCGAGCGTTTTTCCAGTGCGCTGAAGAGAAGAATCAATTTGCGCCTTAAGCTCCGGGCGATTCGCGACCACAGAATCGAAGAGAGGATGGGTGAGCTCATGCAAAAGGGTTGTGTCGGCTCCTCGGCCAGAGTCGGCATTCAGATAAATTGTTCTAGCGGTCGGGTCCCAGAAACCAGCCGATTGCGCCGAGGCATCCGACTTGGTCGCTTGTTCAGCAAACTGCCCGCTCTCTCCATCGAGGAAGCGGACCTTGACGTCACCGAACATTTTCTGCGCAGCGGCAGCGTTCATCATCGTCGAGTCGTCAACTTTCTTGAGGGTCTCGGGCGATATGCCTTCGCTGACGTGCTGGTGATAGAGCTCAGCAGCAGCGTCCGACATCTTCTGCATGACACGGGCTCTGTTCTGCGCCGGTAAGGTCAGAGCACGAGCGGCTCCGCCGAACCCGCCCATCTGTCCAACGCTCTGTCCAAACTCTTCGGGGGTGTCGGCATTGGCAGAACCGAGAGCGGCTCCGATAGCTGCGCCGTGAAGGGTGCCAGCGGCGACATCGCCAACTGCGCGAACGGCAGGAGCTGCGGCTTTGACTAGGCGAGAGGACGCAGCGTAGCGCATCCACTCCGGGGCGTCAGAATCTTTCGCCAGGGCAGCGAGACGACCAAAAGGATTGTTGCGGTCAGCCTCGGCCAAGGCCACAGAAGCCTCGCCAGCACCCTGCAGAGCTTTACCGGCGCGCTTCGCACCTTCGAGACCGGCCATAACCATTTCAGGTGCTCCGCCGTGAATGACAGCGGTGACCGCAGAGATAGGTCCGACAGAAGCACCGAGCTTCTTCGCGGCCTCTCCAGCCTGGGGTCCGAGAGCTGCCTCGGTGATTTTTTGAGCGAGTGTCTCGGGCAACTCTCCGGTCTTCTCCAGAACGTGGCCGGTTGTCTTCATGACATTGCCAGCAACTTGCGCAGCCTTCTCGGCAGCGCTCGCCGTCTTTATACCGGCCTCAACTTTACGAAGGGCCTGAGCAGCGGGAGCTCCACCTAAGCTGAGATAGTTGAGCGGGTCCGCTACCATGCTGACTGCGCCGGTCAAGTTGGGGAGCGGCTCGGCTCCGCCGGACACGAGCTGCTGAAGAGCGGCAGGAGCGGCAGGAGTTTTTGCGAGCTCGTCTTTGTCTTGCTGAGCTCTCTTCCAAGTTTGATACTCGGCCTCTTCCTGCTCCGGGGTCGGATTAATTATTCCGGCCTTCTTCAAAAGATTTCGGACCATGCCCCCGGGCTTATTAATCTCGTGATGAACCTGGGCACTCAGAAGAGCGCTAGGATTTAGTCCACCGGCTGCACCGCTGGCGAGGTCTTCGATACTGGGCACGTCGTGCGTGGCCATGTTCAGATAATTCCGGCCAGTCTGCGCTACGCCTTCGAGAGCCGTTGCGCGGAGCCTGCGCGCTCCCTCTGTCTCTTCGAAGCCTAGAGGGTTTTGCTCTGCGCCAGCTTCAATGTTGCCGTAGGACTGGCCGAGCTCCTTAGCTCCGCCAATAGCCATATTGCCGAGGGACTTGACTCCCTCCCAAGCACCCTTCGCTACATCGCCGATACCCTGGTTCTTTTGCTGAGCGTAGAGCTGGCGATAGTGAGTGTCGCCAGGGTTGAGCTGGTCGAAGATGTCCTGTGTCGGGTTAATCTTGTCGAAGATGTCTCCGGTCGAGGGAGTCGCAGCGACCTGTTGCTGCTCTTGCGGTGCTTGCGGAGCACCAGCGGCAGACGAGTCGTTGAACTTTAGACCCTTGCTAGGAGTAGGCTTTGTGCCCTGGAGAGTTCCAGGATTTAGCTGGTCGAAGATGTCAGACATAAAGTGCTAGATGGCATAACCAGCACTTTTGGCTAACTGTCTCGCTTTAGCATTGTCTCCCTTGGCTTGGTCAATGAACTTCTGAGCCGTGGCGGCATCCAGAGTTTTACTTTGACCAGAGCCAGCGGAGCCTTCGACGGTGCCGTTGCCGACACGAGGCGAAGTTCCAGTTGCTTCTCCTGGGAGTTCCGGAACTTGGGTCATGAGCCGTAAAGCTCTTTTCTTTCCAAGTGCCAGTTCGCCGAGCGAGCGAGGTGCCTGAGTGCTCTGTATTGCTGCGCTGTGAGCTGCTTGCGCATTAAGCCGCGCTGATTCGAGAAGGGCTTCTCGATGCTCGGGCAAAAGAGTCTGCCCGGACAGCGCGTGATAAAGTGGTTGCTTGATTGCGTCGATGATGTTGTGGGTGTCACCGACTAACTCCTGGGTCGCTTCGTTGAATTTCGCGTTAGGAGCAAAAGTTTGTGCGTAGAGCTGCGCCAGGGTCCGGTCGTTTACGCCGGGAGCCTTCGAGGTCTTCGCGAGCTCGGCCTGATGCAGCATGTTGCCGTAGGCCTTGATGACATTCTGGGCAGACTTCATGTTCTCGTCGCCAGAGATTGCCTTGTTGAGAGAGTCGACCTTCCCGGCCATTTCCAGACCGGCAGGTGTAGCCATGCCGCCCCCGCCTTCGTCGCCCTCTCCAGCGAAAGGATTCGCTTTGTATTTGATGGTAGGCAGGCCGGTGCTCGGGTCGACGGTCATTTCGTCCGCATACATTCCTTGAGGAGTGGAAATTCCCGAGCGTGCCCACTGCTGCATACGGTAAGCGCGGACTGCCTCGGTCGGAGAAACTGTGGTCCCTCCGGGGGCTCCCTTTTGGTAACCAGCGATGACTTTTTTCTGTTCGCTCCGGGAGAGCTCATCCCACGGGGTTGAAGCATCATGAGAAGCGGACTGCGCGGCTGCGGCAGCTGCCGAAAAAGGTTTGCCGTGAATTCCGAACTGCATTGCATCGGTGCTCGGGCCAGCGTCACCACCAGCAGAAGCACTGGAGGCAGTCGTTGCAGAAGGGATAGCGTTGAGCCGAGAAGCGGAGCCGAGGCTCGCACTGTCCGGCTGAGGAACACCAGAGCTCGGAACATCGGGCAGAGAGTTGGCTGCTTTCTGGTCGCCCTTCAGAGCGGGGATTTGCCGGTTCGGTTTCGCGAACGTGGTCTTCGGGTTGCTGGCCTTGACATCACCAGGGTGACCGGTGCCAGCTTTGAAGCCGTAAATATTGTAATCGAAACCGTTGTCTCCCTCGGTGCTCGGGGAAGTCGCGGTCTCGGTCGCATCAGATTTCGGCAGAGTGGTCGTCGACTGCGCCGAGGCCTGCTGCGGATTTTGGAAAGAGGTTGGCTCTCCAGCGGCAGCGGTCGCGCCAGCCTGGGGCGGGGGCGGAGCCTGTTCCTGGCCTACGTCATTGCCCGAGGGAACACTCTCGTCGTTTCCGAATGCGCCCTGCGGGTCGTAAGTCATCAGATGGAACTGACGCTTCGCGTTATTCAGATTGAACTGGCCGGTCTCCTGAGCAAGGCCGGATTGAGCGTGAGTGTCCTGAAACTGTTTGTCGGCTAGCTCCTGGTTGTGCTGGCGGAACTCGTTCTCTTTTTGGATTTGGGCCTGCTGCGCGATATACTCAGGCGACTTGGACTTCAGCCAATTCTGGACAAGAGTTTGCACCCCCGTCCACTGAGGAGGGGTCGGCGTTCCGAAACCTGTAGCGCTTGCCATAAAACTTTTCTCCTATTTTACAGACCACCACCGAGAGCCGCGCCAGCTGCTTTACCAGCCAGAGCACCAGCGGCAGCGTTAGTCCCTTGCTGGGCAGCTCCGCTGGTATTGGAGCCGCCTGGACCCCCGGCTCCGCCATCTGTGGCAGGGGGTGCGAGCGGAGCCTGATTGGCGGGAGCGACAGCGGGCTGCTGCATCAGTCCGTGCAAATAGTTCAAGAACCCGCCCGAGCCATCGGTCACCATCTTGCCTTGGGGATTGAGCTGAAGCTTAGGTTGAATGCTGCCTCCGCCGGTCGAGCCAGACATCGGGGCGTCCTTGTTTCCTTGTCCGAATCCTAGTGAGATTGCCATAAATTTTTTACAGATTGCCGATTAAACTCGTGAGCCCGGACTCTTGCGCGAGCCCCGGTTTATTGTAGACAGCGGTGCTCGGTGTCGCAACCTGTCCGGTCGAAAGTCCTGAAACTAATCCGGCCTGCGTTTGCAGCGGGCTCATGTATGCGCCTGGGACAGCTCCCAAATAACTTAGCGGGACGCCGGTTGCGGTCGCGAGCGCTTGCGGAGCCTGCGATTGCAGCTGACGTTCGGCCATGTAATTCTGGCCGATGACCTGAGCGTTCTGGCCTTGCGCCTGACCGGCAGCGGCAGCGCGGTTCGCTTCCTGGGCCTGCTGGTTCGCCGTGGAGAAGCTCATTCCGGAGCGCGCAAACTGGGAACGGATGCGGGCGTCCTGGTCTGCAGAAGCGGAGAGGGCGCGATTGTAGTTCGCGTCGAGCTGGGCCTTGAGCTGAGGGGAGCCGCTGAGGTAGCTTCCGCCAGCGGTCTTGCCAGCTTCAGCGGCAGCGGTTGCCCAGCCTGGGTCGGCTGCAGCGGTCTTGAGCCCGCCAGCGTAAGCCTGGGTGCCAGCGTTGATTGCGCCCTTGTTCTGGTCGAGCTGGCTGTAGATGTTCGAGCGCTGTTGCTGGCCCTGACCCGTCATGGTGTCCAGGACCTGCGGCTGGTCGGTATATTTCTGTGTCGAATTGCAAAAAGGCATAAGGCTCCCCTATTGATTTAAGATACCACGTTTAAGCCCTTTTGGCAAAGCTAAGAAGTGGCGTCAAAGTAATAACTGCGGTATTTCGCCTGCATCGCGAGGCAAAAGTCCATTCCGCCCACGAGGAGCGCGACCTGGATAAAAACGTCCTGATACTGGCTCTTAATCACTTGGCTTGATAGCCGGTCCAGGGCGTTGTCCCGTTTCTTGAAGTCCTCGGACGAGACCCAAGCCAGGGACGAGCTGAAAATGACCGGCAGAAAAACTGCGCGGTGCTCCTGGTAAAACTTGTTCTGGCTGACCTCGATGAGCAGGTCCATGTTGGCGCTCACCAGCTGCGAGGCAGTCACATCCTGGTCCCGGTCGAAGAGGTCATCTTGGACCTGGACCCACACGTAAAATGCCCGCATAAAGCGGTGGGCATCTTCGTTGCCGTTCGAGATTTCCTTCAGTGCTTCGAGAACAGTCACAGTATAAGGTAGCACACAAAAAGGCTTACGACATCTTCTGAACCGCTACTGAGTAAATCTCCATCGGGAAGCCCGAGAGATTGCAGTGAATGTTCACCGTGTCGAAAGCGCCGGTTGCTTCGCTGGCTGCAATGGCAACTGAGTGCGTCTGCAAGGGCTCACCATTGCTCGGAAAAGTAATCGCGCCGGTTTGGGACATAGCAAAAAGCAAGTCCGCAGTAGTTTGGTCAACGCCGGTCGAGCCGCCGTGAGCCGGAGGGTCCTGAGCCCAATGCGTCACCGTGTAGTTCGGAGTCCCTTTCAGGATGTCCACCAAAATAATCCAGTGTCTTTGCGTGCCGACACCCTGGACAGGGATGCCAGCATTCCAACCTCCGCCCAAAGAAACCGAGCTAACGGTGGTCCCGACTTTCGTAAGAGCGAAGTTGCCGCCGTTCCAATCGAAGACCGGCTGAACCCCGCCTGTTCCAGCAGCATAAAAACCTCCTATTGTTAAGGCAGACGAAGCTCCTACGAAGTTATTGGTGCTCACCATTCCATAGGTTGAGCCGATGCCAGAGCACATGCCGATTGTAGGCCCAGAAGGAGTCGGAGTGCTCGCTACTCCAGCAGGATTGATTGCCAACATGCAGCCGATGCGGATTTTAGTCCAGAAATTCCCGATGGAAAGAGTGCGCGCCCATTCCTCGGTGCCGAGCTGAAGTGCGATGTCTGCGCCCGATGCAAAAGTTCTTGAGACGAATAGTGACATAAAATTAAACAGAGCCTCCACCTAGTGCCACGCGCAGCGTCTGCACTCGGTTGAAGAGATTAGATAGGTCAGTGGACGACATGTTGAAATGGAAGCACGCGAACGAGAGAGTGTCCGAGCAGAAAGAGTTATTCGCCCCGTTACCGTTTTGTGCAAACACCGACATGGGGTTAGTAGCTACCGCTGTGCCGGTGAAGCTCGTTGTGTCTGTCGCATTAATCTGCGCGAAAGCGGAGCCCGTCTTCGCAAACCAGACTCGGTGGTCCGTCGAGGATGTCCGGTTGTTCGCGTAGAAGCCTATGCCTGGAGATAGGGTGCCGCCGATTAAGTTCGCGTTCGCACCATCGAAGCTGTAGAAGAAGGTGTCGCTGAACTTACAGGATAGAGTCAGACGGGAGGTTGCGCCTGCTCCGTCCCAACTACCCATAACTGCACCGTTGGACCCAGTCGCGGGCATCATGACAGCTAGGCCTATGTTGTTTGTTCCTGCGACGATGGGCTTAATCCCCGTGTTCAACCACTTATTCGAACCGTTGCCAGTGAGACCATTGACGGTCAGGTCTCCGCCCACGAAGTTAGTATTAGTCCAAGGGTCGTTGAATGCACCGACTAGCGCGCTAATCAGTGGAGTGATTGCCGCAGTTAAGCTGTCGGGGACAAAGCAGTTGCAGGACAGAATTTTATTGTCGATGGCATCGGTAGCCAGTCCGGCCATAAAAGTTTTCAGAGCAGTCACGGTGCCGCCACTCGGAGCTGCCCCGCCGTTTGCGACCACGCGCAGAGCCCAGTCGTCGACGCAATCGTTTCCAGACAGGGTCACATAACCACCGTGAAGGTCCTTCCGCATTTGATGGACGCGAGTGAATAAGTTTGCCGACTGCCCCGAAGACAACCCGCCATGCACAGCGGCAAAGGACATTCTCCTATTACTAAAACCTGCCGGGGTTCCGTTGGCGTTCGAACCAAAGCAGTAAACCGAACGGGTTGAGCTCCTGGTCTGGTCTGAGACACCGGAACCTGTCACCAAAGTGGAGTGCGGGAAATTTGACGAACCCTTATAGACCGCATGAGCATTGGACGCAGTGCGGTTGGATGACACAAACCCAGTAGCCGCCGGATAGGCGACAGCGATACGCCCCGTCCCGGCTCCGTAAATGTCACTGTAAATATTTCCATCGCTCCAAGGAGCGTAAAGGTGGAACGAATTGACGTTGAAAGCGCTTCCCTCACAACCCAGGTCGATGATACCGCTAGTGCTTGCGGAATAGTTATAGACCGTCAGAGCTCCGTCATTGTCACTGGCGAAGGTCGGATTGGGTAGAATGCCGGTGTCTAAATATTTAGAAGAGCCGTTGCCTTTGAGACCATTGAGGGATAGGTCGCCCAAGACAAAACTATGGTTTGTCCAAGGGCTGATACCCGTGCCCTTGATGAGAGGAGTGATTGAAGCAATGAGGCTGTCTGGCACAAAGCAGCAGACACCCTTCATCGAAGTGTAGATGCTGTCGGTGACCAGACCGTTCATGAACGTAGTCAGAGCGGTCTGAGTTGCCCCACTAGGCGTTGCTCCACCGGCTGCAACTACCCGAGTCACCCAGTCGCTGGTGATGTCCGTGACCACACAAGCAGTCGATGTAGCTGACGCGCTGGCGGCGTCCGTTGCAATCAGGGTGTAGCTGCCGTAATCGCCTGTGCTAATACCGGTGAGAGTGAGAGTCGTAGTGGTCGCACCGGAGACAACGCCACCGTTGCTCAAGTTTACTCCATTCTTCTGCCACTGGAAAGTGACCGGCGCAGCGCCATTGATTTCAGTCGCGGTGATTATGATGTTGTCACCAGCCATCGCACCTACTGAAGCGGTGGGCTGGACAGAGAAGGACGGAGGTGTCCCTACGCCCCCTGATGCCCAGCCGAAGACGGGCAGGATAGTAGAGTTGAGTGTGCTGGTCTCGTAATTCTCGAACGCTACCAGAGCGGCGTAGGTGTAGACTACACCAGGACCGGCCCAGCCTCTTTCAGGCCCGCCATAGTCCAATCTCTGCGATTCGAAGTCCTCGAAGGCCCCGATGCTCGGGGAAGGAAATTCACCGAGAGAGAAGCGACGTTGACGCCTAAGAAAATGAATTCTTCCAAAAGTGCTCATGCGATGTTGTTCACGAAACCGTCGAGGTTGATGACAGCGGTAGTGTCAGCGTAGGCTTTGACGATGAGAGAGTTTTGCAGAAGCATACCGTCGAAGAGCTCGATGCGGCCAGCCTGGGCCGGTATGGTCATTTTGATTTCGTTGTCGGGCTCGGTCGTCCCTCCCCACAGAACAGTCAGGACCACGGGAGCTGTGGAGTGGTTGTAAGCATAGAGCCAAATTTCATCCAGGGCAGATGTCCCGGACACAGCGGTATGAATTGTCTGCGCGGTGCCGTTGGTGATTGCAGTCACCTTAATCTGCTTCCCGTTGGTGCTCCCACTCAAGAGTTGTTTTGTGAACGTTGCCATAAATTAGCCCTCTTAAGAGAATACCTGAACCTGGAGCACATTGGTAGCGCTAAGGCTGGAAATAGTGGGAGCTGCCCAGACGGTGTCGTAGTTCGTTCCAGAGTTCTTGGTCAGCACCTCATTGGTCGCACCACCGGCAGGGACCTCGTGCGTGTCTCTCCAGACCTCGTCGTAGTTCGTCCCAGAATTTTTGCTGAGAACCTGGGCAGTCGAGCCGCCGGTAGGAACCTCGTGGACATCCTGCCAAGCCTCGTCGTAATTTGTTCCAGAATTTTTCCTCAGTGCCTGACCGGTCGAGCCGCCGGTAGGAACCTCGTGGACATCCCTCCAGCCCTCGTCGTAGTTCGTCCCGGAGTTCTTGCTGAGCACCTGAGCGGTGGAACCACCGGCAGGAACCTCGTGGACATCCCTCCAGCCCTCATCATAGTTCGTCCCAGAATTTTTGCTGAGCACCTGAGCGGTAGAACCGCCGGTGGGAACCTCGTGGACATCCTGCCAGCTGTCATCGAAATTAGTGGAAGAGTTCTTCCGCAATGCCTGACCGGTCGTGCCCCCAGTAGGTAGACCCGAGGCGGCTGCTTGCCAGCTTGCATCGTAGTCCGTTCCAGAATTTTTGGTCAAGACCTCGCCGGATGCTCCACCAATAGGTAGCTCGTGTAAGGTCTTCCAGCTGGCATCGCCATCTGTGGAAGAATTTTTCTCCAGCGCTTGGCCGGTCGTTCCGCCGGGAGGGAGACCCGAGCCGCCGGTAGTAGACAGAGAGCGGAGGAACCGTTCAATCTGCCGAACGGTCTGCTCGGCTTGACGGGTCCATAGAGACACATTCTGCTGATACTCCGGAAGGCTAAGAGAGCCTAGCTTCGGAGTGGGCGGCAGAATAATATTTCCGAGCTCGCTCATTAGTAGGTCCCTCCGGGTCGGCAGTGAATTTCAAAACTGGAAACGGCCCACTCTACGTCGGCGTCCTGAGAGAACATGCGGAGCCTGAGATAGCGACCGGCCCCGCCAGGGTTAATCCTGACGACGTCGCTGGTATTGCCCGACACACTCACAGGGAATGGGTCAGTGAATAAGATGCTGTCTTCCGGAGTGCCTAGACCGGCGCGCTGCCCCACTTGGAGATAGAGCGTGCGAGTCTGATTCGTCGCGGCAGAAATAGTTAGGCCGATGACGACCACATCGACATACTTCCAGATGTCTGGCTCGCCCAGGTCAAAGTCCTGTGTCTCGGACAGACACTTGTAGCCTCTGCCGTTTCGGTTAAAGGTATTGCCGAATCCCCAAATGACAATTTCTCCGTCGCCGAAGCCGAGCAGAAGGACTCGGTCGGTGCTCGAACCGGCGAAGCTGAGCCAGTTGAGTGTCGGGTCCATCGTGTCCCAGGTCAGAGACTCGGGCAGCGAATTCCACGGCGGGTCGACCGAGAAGTCGACATCGGAAGCCGCGCTGATGCCCCTGACCGAGCTGTCGTAGTAGTCGAAGCTGCAGGTGTCCTCGACGTAATTCCAAATGAGAGTCTTTTGTCCACCGTTGATGGGATAGGAAATCCAGACCTCGTGCCGGATTTCTTTATGCACCATAACGATTTCGTTCAGGCGAGTGCGGTCAATTTCTTTCAGCACCTGCCGAGTGACTTGAGTAGCGATAGGCTGAGGAGAAGGCCCGCCGGTATAAAGGTAGAGCTCTTTGTGGCCGAGGAAAACAATTCGACCGTCGCCGAGATTCAGGACGGCAGTGCGCGAGAGCGCGCCCTCATCGCTGATTTCGGGATGGATGAAGAACGTCCCGGACCCCAGGCCGACATACTGGATTGACTGAATCGAGCGCTCTTTGAAAATGTAGGCGTAGTCGCCCATCGCGATGATTTTGAAAATCTTTCCGTTCATCTTCGAGCCGACTACCCGGGTCTCCCCGGCTTCGTTCGCATCGACCGTGAAGAGCTGCTGACCGGCAGCGATAGTCAGACCAGTGGTCGTGTGTCCGGTCAGGTCTTGCAGACGAGCGGTGATGACGTTAGGTCCGGTCGCGACCGCAGTGACCTGATAGTAGTTGTAGAACTGGTTAACAGTTCCCGAACCGCGATTGTCCTGAACAAAAATAAACTGACCCACGACGATGCCAGCAGCAACTGGGTCCGTGGTAACCGGAATGGCTACAGTCGCGCCAGTGGCCGGTTGAACGTAGCCAGGGGTGTCGAGGACGAACACTGCAGAAGCAGCGGTCTGCGCGACCGGAATCCAGTTCGTGTAGTCGTCCTTGTCTGACCATTTGAGACGGTCGTCTTTCCACAGAAGGGCATGACCGAAGAAGGCTTCGACTCCGTCCCATTGCGAGTCTGCTGACGGCAGTCCCGGAATCGGCTGGCAAACATTAGGAAGGGGAGCGGTCCAATACTGCGCTGGGTTGTCGTGTTGCGCCAGGAGGATGGTGTCGAAAAAGTCTGTGGCTGTCCAGGGATAGCCTGTGGTCGGCGTAGCCCCGCTGAACAAATTCGTTGGAGTGAGGAAGAACACCCCACTAGTAAAAGAGCGGTCGAGAGATTCTACCAGACCACCGTGCGCTCCGATGAGAGGAGTCGGCACAGAGCCGATGAGGTTGCCCTGATACAAAAGAGAGTAGGCCCCGGCGTTGAACGGGAAGTCGAGGCCAGTGCCCGCATTGTAAATCGTGGTCAGCTCCGTTCCGCTCAAGACCCGATTGAAAACGGACATCGAGTCTGCCGCAACGGTCTCGGAGTTTGCAGCGTCAAAAACAGTTACCGTCTGGGGACCGGCAGCACCGAGGACTACAGAGAAAGTCGAAGCGGTGCCGTTGTTGATTTTGAGCGTTACCGTCGCCCCATCGTAAGTCAGGGAAATGAAATACCAAGTGGCGAGAGGCATGAAGCCAGCACTAGAAAAAGTGTTGGTCACGAACCCAGCCGTAGGAGTGGACTTGAAAAAAGTTCCTCTGATGAAACCACTGACCGACTCCAGCTTTGCACCAGGGAAAGAAAAGAGAGTCGAGGTGTGAGATACCGAGCCAACGTAGAACCACCCAGCGATGGTGAAAGGCGCGCTGGCTAAATGCACGAGAGCTGGTGCCTCGGTGTGCAGAAACGGATACGAGGTGTAGCTGGCCGGGACGAAGCCGGAAAATTTCTGCGCACCTTTGCCGATTTTCCCGCCCACCTGATTGATGTGAACAATAGGAGGAACAACGTCGTCGTTGTTCCCGGGGGACTCTGCTAGGTCATAGGAATTAATGGACGCATCTATGCGTGTGCCGCTGGCCTCTTCCATGCGCCAGTGGGCCAGTAGGCCGGTCACCAGGGAGCCTACCTGGGCCTGGGTGTAACCAGGAGCGTTCTTGGTCACTCCGTCTTCATAGCGGACATTCTGCGCGTCCGTAGCGGTGCGCTGCATGTCGCCTTGGCGATACATGTCTGCGGACTCGTGAGGAAAGCGTGTGACTAGTCCACGCGACGGAGCCCGGACTCGGACGCTGATTGGGTCTGCGCGTCTCATTAGAGTCTGATGATAAAGTTAGAACCGAAGGACGGCTGCAAGTTCGTGTGCGAAGCAGCGTCGGCCTTCAGCTTGACGTTGGTGACGCCGGTCCCCGAGCCGTCGCCAAAGTTGTGTGCGTTCACGATTAGTTTTTCGAGAGACACACGACCACCGGTCTGTGCATCACCGTCGTCTTCCTCGATATTAATGTCCAAGCTGCCCTGCTGACTCGGAGACAGAGTGACAGAATCTACACCGGCTGAATCGCCGAGGGCAGCGATAGCTGGGGTTCGGCCCGCTCCACCGTCGAGGCCAACGGCAACACGACCGCGCCGGTCCGGGACATTGAAGTGACTCGCGCCCCCGGAATTTCCGTAGGTCGTCGCGATGACTGCGAAGAGCGCGGCATACGTCGGGTCAGTCCCGTCGTAGTTGGCTCCATCGCACAGAACATAGTTGGTGGGAGCTGCAGAGCCTGCAAACTCCAGGACAGCCCCTGTAGGAACCTGGAACAGTGTGCCTACACCGGCAGTGAGCTTGGCGGGCGTGACGGTTGCGTCGACGAGAGCCGCGCCGGTCACCACGTTGTTCTTGAAGGTGCCGTCGTCATTCAGAAAAACGCTGAAGATGACATTGAGAGCCGTCTTGACAGCGCGAATCGCCGAGGCCCCGAGTTTTACTGGGTCTGTGTCGGCTGGAATTGAGTCGGGAAAAAGAGCCATAATTTTACATCCTATTTTCTCTGCCGGTTGTGTCTTTGTAAGCGTCCTGGCGCATAGCAACTCCGAACTGCTCTCCGAAGAGCTGCTCGGTTTGACCAGCGGCTGGGTCGTTGATTCGGTTGAAAGCTTTTGTCTTCGCCTTGAGCTCGACCATTTCAGGATACTGAATCATGAACTGGTTCGTGTCGTTGTCGTTGACGAGGTCCGGGAAAAATCTGTAGTAGCGGACATTGAAAACCAAGTCCTGCGTGCCAGGGATGACGATGCCGAGGGTCTTGACCTGCGTGCCGTAAGTGGTGAGGTCGCTCTCCTCGGTGAGGAACACCGACATAAGAGGGAACATCGTGATGTCGAAGTTCCAGGCGGAGCGCACCTGCTCGGACTCGGTGACGACATTGACCGGCTTGGCGACAGCTCCACCAGGGACGGCAGGGTCTTGAATCGCCAGGGTGACTGCGGGCCGGACGTTCTGGAGCTCCTTGTAGTCAGCTGGGAGCGCGACAGAAGTCTGACCGGCGAGAAGTGTGACCGTGGCCCGGGTCCGCATGAAGGACCACGAGCGGCGATTTTGGATTTCGCGGAGAGCGGCGTTAACGAATCCGTCGTAGGACAAATCGTTGCGGAGAACACCTTGCTTTACCGCTGCCTGCATGTCAGCGAAGTTCATACAATACTATAACGCAAAAAACCGAGAAGCGCTACTTGCATAGCACCTCTCGGCGATGAAAACTGTCTTCAGAGGCGCGTGGCCACTTAATGGAGGTCCGAGGGACCCCGCTTCACGGAATTCTCTTTCTCGATTGCTTCGACGGCTTTCTTGTCAGGGATACCGTCCAGGACTTTCGAGGCATAGGTTTCGTGGTCGAGGCCAGATTTTACATCTGCCTTCGCGAACGTGGGCTTAACATTGTCGGCCATAATTTTTCTCTCCTACTTTGCTGGGACTTCCACCACACCATAACCGGCGGGTAGCTGTCTCAAATTTTCTGCTAACTTTTCGTCTTCGGTGACAATCTCAGAAGACGGACTAAAGGTCCGGTCCTGGCGATGTCTCAGAGGGAACGTAAACGCGCTCCCGTCCTTGAAAACAAGCTCCTGTCCTACACAGTGCAGCTTCGCAAACTTCCATCGAGGCTTTTGCTCGACGGCTGGTGGGCTAACCAGCTCTTCTCTTTCTGGAGAGGCTGGGGTCGCCAGCTTCTCCGCCCTTACAATTCTCTTAGCCTCCATTGGGCTTAGGTGATTTTCTGCAGCGACTGCGCGTAGCCGAAGGCGTTCGCGAAGCGGAGCTTCAGACCGAGCTTAGCCCGGAACTGCTCCTTGTAGCTGTCCTGGCCCGGGGTCTGGATGTTGGGTTCCAGGAACAAGGGCTCCATAGTTTTCTGCATGACGTGCGCCAAGTCCACAACGAACATCCAGTCGACGAAGGTCGGGATTTCTTTGAGGAGCGGGTGGAACGCGAGGTCGAGCTCACCGAAGGGAGTGTTGACCACGGTGATGTTCATACCGAACACAGTTTCCTGGTTCATGATACGGAACCCGTTGGCCGCGCTGTTGGCGAAAGTGCTGAACACGCTGTAAGCGGTCGGGCCGCAGAGAGCGAGCTTCGCGTCCGAGCCGACAGTCATGAACGAGTTCAACCAAGCATTGACGTTCGCGAGCGAGGTGCCCGAGCCGCCGTTACCGTTGAGTGCGTTGACCGTGAGGCCAGCAGCGTCGACTGCATTCTTGATGCCGCCGGTGAAATATTCGTAGCCGCCGGAAGCGCCGGTTGCGCGCCGTTTCAGGCCGAGCAAGAAGCTGCCTTCGATGTCCTTCGAAATACGTTCGAGGGCCTGGATGCGCCGAGCCTTCAGAGGACCGGCTTGGTCGGAGCGGAGCTTGTTCGCTTTGAAAGCGTTCGAGAGCTCGATGACCGAGTTGAAAGTCTGCACGTAGTTCGTGAGAACCGTGGGCTCTTCGTAGGAACCGCGAGAAGGAACCACGCCCTCTTCTTTACCAGCAGTAACGATGCTCCAGGTGTCGTCGATGTTGATGACGGTCGCACCGGTAGGCGCGGCGTCAATCGACCGAGCCACGGTGACCGTGTTGGTCGTCGGGGTCGCGGTCACTTCGATATACTCGCCGGTCCGCGCATTGCGCAGAATGTGACCCTGAATGAGGTAGGGCCAAGCATCGACCGAGGAGCCGCTGGCGGCTGAGAAAACGATTGTGCCAGAAACGCCCTGAGAGACAGGGGGAACGGCGTTTGCGCCGGACGTATGGTCGGCGAAGATTTCCCGCTTCACTGGGTCGCGTTCGAACCAGTTGAATTCGGTGTTTTCGGCGGGCTCGGCTTTCAACCGGGACATCAGCCCGAACAGCGTTGAACCGGCATTCATGCCTTTGCTGTTACGGACCAAGATGCTCTCCTGGTATTCACCGACGAGGTCGCCCTTATTGTCCAACGAATTGCTTACGTTGGTTTGAGAAAGTAATCCTGCTACTGCGCTCATGAGTTATGTCCCCTTGTTAGGTTGTTTCGATTGGACGAAGGTCGTCCTTACACTGGAAGAATAGCCTGATTAAAACGCATTGGCAAATGGTTGGGATTTTATGTCTGCAGAAAATGGTTTTGAATCTGGGCAAAAAGAAGCCCCGCAGGCGAAGGTTAACCTGCGGGGTTGTGATGATGACCGGAGCGGGAGCTCCGTCTTTGCGACTAGTCTTGCAAATCTTTTGCCACGCTTTTGTGGAAGTCGGGCGTAGAGCCAGCCGCGATAGCAGCCGGTGAATTTCCAGAAGGAGCTTGAACCCGGGGCTTAGCTGGCGCGGCGGGCGCGGCGGCAGCGGCAGGTGCGGGAACGACTGCGGCGGGCGCGGCGGCAGCGGCAGCTGCTACATCGCGGGCGGCTTTCTCTCTCCAGGTGTCGGTAGCAGTGGGAAACCACCGCTTGTATTCGGTCTGCAGCATGGAGTCGACTTGAGCGGCGACTTCCTTGCCGAACTGGTCCTGAGACATCGCGGCGACTTGCTGCGGGAACTGCGCTTCGAGGCCTTGCGCGATTTCTCGAACGAGGCTCATGTGCGGCTTGAGGTCCGGGAAGGCTGAGCTGAATTGCGTCTCAGCAGCAACGCGAGCGATGTCCTGGTGGTTGGTTAGGAGCGGGGTCAGCGTGGTCTGCAGATTCTGAATCATCGGCTCCAGGTCTTCATACATCGACTTGCGAGCGAGGAGCGCCGTGCGGGCAGAAACTGTTGCGAGCTTCTGGCCGAAGAGTTCGACAGCACCCTTGCCGCCGGACAGAATGGTTTCCATTTCGTCTTCGGTGACGGGGAAGCTGATGGCTTCTTTCTTGATGAAGCTGTTGACCCAGGCTTCCTCGCGCTGTGCGACGTCGGCCTTCGAGGCAGCAATCTCCTCGGGAGTCGGTTGACGCTGAGCAGCAGGAGCTGCGGGCGCGGCTGCGGGTTTCGGTGCGGGCGCGGGAGCCGCCGGTTTCGCAACCAGGGCTTCGAGCTCTTTGACGGTGTATTCCTTGTCGCCGATTTTGACTTTCTCGGGCGCGGCAGGAACAGCAGGTTTTGCAGGAGCCGCCGGGGTAGCCGGTGCGGCAGCAGCTGCGGGCTTCGATGCAGGAACGGTCTCGGTGGGCTCTGCAGGTTTCGCCGGTTCCGCTGGCTTCGAAGGTTTCGGGTCCAGAGAAGTTTCCAGTCCTAGCGCGCTGGCCGGGACGGTTAACTTAGCGGGAGGGTCGGGAATTCCAACGGGGAGATTCGGTGTAGCAGCAGGTGATGGTATAACCGCTGCGGGCGTTTCGAGTGTAGCTGCGTCTGCCATAATTATTTTTCCTTCAGTTTGTTGATAAGTTCGGACATTGCGGGTGCGACTGTCGTTCGGGCGAGGAATTCTCTGCTCCTGCGAGCTTCTGCAATTTCTCCCTGGACTCTTGCGAGCCCCTCGGGCGTAACGTTCTCAAGCGAACGAACCAATTCGGCGATTCGCTGGTCGAAGTGTGCCAGGAGAAATGAGTTGATTGATGAGTCACGAAAAACGCACCAGCGTGATTCGACCTCATTCTTAATGCCTTCAAGATGAAACCTCGTTTCCACTTACACACCAATATAGCCCGATACCTCTTTAATTGTCAAACAGCTCAAGTGTTAGACGGCTTCGGCTGCGGAGCCGCAACGCGAGGAAGCGTTAACGGCGGGAGCTCGGGAGCGGCGATACCTTGCGGGGTCGGTCCAGGTGCTTGAGCCGCCGGTTGAACCGGGAGAGCCGGTGCGCCAGCCATTGCGGGACTGCCTGCAGGACCAGCAGGTGTTCCGCCGGGAGGCCCGCCAGGAGCCCCACCCTGTGCAGCTGCGAGCTGGTCTGGAGTGTAGACGAAATTTTCGACAGAGACACCGGACGCTTTCGCGGCAGCGAAGATAAGCAGGCGTGGGTCGAGGTTGCCAGGAGCCGGTTGAAACACCTGCGGAAACGCTGTCGCCGCTTCGAGCAGACGAGTAATAGCCGCGACCTTGCGACCGTCAGGCCCAGGTAGCGCTCCGTCGTGCGCGATGAAATCAAACTCACCTTCGATTGTGTCTCGGGAAATATTAATGGCGTAGGCATTCGCTAAAGCTGGAGGAAGATTTTCGACGTTGGTCGATTTGAATTTAACCATCTGGGCATCGTTCATGAACTGTTGAAAGTTCGAAACGAACTGCTTGGTCTGAGGCACGAGGCCCTGGACAGAGAGGAGACGAGCGAGCGCAGTCATGCGTCCGGCACTCATTTGCTGGGTGCCTGCATATTCGGTCGCGCTCTGGTCACCAGAAGGTGTAACCCCCTGCATGTTGGAATTTGCAGCGGTGACGGACTCGGACCATTTTACGAAGTCCATCGCTTCCTCTAAAAAGTTTTCGGTAAGGTCCTTGATGGGGACCTGCGTGAACACGTCACTGATTTTCTTCCCGGCGGCTTCGGGGCGCAGAGAAATAAGCAGCCCTTCCTTGTCGGGGTTCATGAAGTCGGAGACGTCCACACATGCGGGGTCATAGACAAAGATGTTGCCCACGGTCCGGCTCAGTGCTTCCTGGTGTCGGTTTTTCAACCAGTCAACGTAGTCTTGAATGCCTTTCAGCATAAAAACCCACCCAGGAGAAAACTGGAAGTGCGCGTTAGGCCGACCTTCCGCAACAGAATATGGATACATCCCGTGCGCGTAGGTTGACTCGGTCATGGATAAGAGGACATCACCACCAGAAATAAGAATCTGGAAAATTACAGGCTCGTCACCCACGTCATCAGCGTAAATCTCGTTGTCGCGAGGCACGAGTCGCACCCACAGCTCCCAACATTCAACGTTCCCAGTGTCGTTCTTGTCGGCTTGAGACGCGCCTGTAGGCTGTAGTGCGCGGGTGCGCTCATACGCAGTGCGCGAGAGGCGAATCTCTGCAGGGTTAGGTAGAACGCCAGGAAGAGAGGGAACAGCGGCGTCAGCTTGCGCGACACCTTTCTTGGCCTTCTCGACGAGTTCGGTGACTGCGGATGGTAGAACATATTGTGGATGGTCTGGAGAAAGTTTTGCGCGCCTGCGGAGCTCGGTCACGGGAATGACTGTGCGGTGACCGGCGAAGCGCATTTCCTGCATACGCCAGAGAGGAAGAGCGGGGTCGCAAATCCAGTCGTAGGGAGAGACGAGCTCCATGTTGTTATAACCGCCGACTTCGACATTCGTCCGTCGAGTGCGCGGGTAGGTCTTCGGTTTCGACTCGCCGGTCTCGGGGTCGGTCTCGGTTTCGTCGGGGATGGGCACATCTTCCTGCACCATCTGCGGACGGAAAATCGGTCTCCAAGAATTGTAGAAGATGCCACGGTTAACCGCGAGAGCGTCCTTAGTCCAGAGGTAGCCCATCTGATACGAGCCCCCAGGCTGCTGCTCAGAATTCCAGCGAAGGAGCTGGTTCACAAACTCGGCAGGAATTTCGTCTTCCGGTCGTCGGCCTTCCACTGCATTGGGCGTAGCCTGACCGAAGAGCACTTGCGAGACGTAAGTTGTCATCGTCTCGATTTGCGTCGAGGTCATCGGCAAAATGTAACGCTTCGGACTGCCGCGCTCCAGGGCGTCCATGTCCTTCTTCGTGAGAGGGGCGTAGACGTTCAGGATGTCGTAAGCGACGTCGAATTCATTCGACCAATACGCGAGTGCGTCTCGGCCCAGGCGCAAGTAATCCTTCGCGAGCTTGACCATCTTCGCTCGGAAATCCTTGTCCTTCTCAATCCGCCTTGCGAGTAATAAGTCCATAAATCGTTAAACAAACCCACCACCCAAAGAAGTTCTCAGAGCCTGCACCGCTGCGTAGAGCGTGCCGCTGTCCGTAGCGTTCATGCCGGTAGTGACGGCTGCGAACGAATAGATGCGCCCCAGTGCCTCGCCGAATGTCCCGTCTGTGTTCATTCCGATACCCATTGAAAAGTTGAGGTTCGAAATGTCCCCGGTCTCGGCTGTAGCGATGCTACCGATAGATGCGTGAGCGCTGCCGCTGTTGGCAAAATACATGTTGAGGCTGGTGCTACCCGTGCGCTGGCAGGAGTAGAAGCCGTTAGCTCCTGCGCCAGCTACGGTGAGGAGCACTTTCCCGATTTGAGTTTTTTTATTCCCAGAAGCGGTGCCGAAGTAGAGCCCGTCACCGGTCGCAACGTGGAGGGCTCCGAAGTCTATAGCGTGCTGAGGGTCAGCGGCGATGTCGTAGCCATAGAGCACTACGCCCGCACTGTTAAACGACAGGCCAGAAAGCGACGGCTGAATAATGCCAACAAGTGTCGGGTCTCCGACAATGTTGAGTGCCCAGCCGTTCAATCCGCTTCGACCGTCGTAGTTGTCATGAGCTAGATTGTCCCAAGGGTCGACACCACTTGGACCGACGATGAGAGGAGTCCGGGCGGCAATCACACTGTCCGGAGCAAAGAAATTGCACGCAACGATTTGGCTCCTGATGTCCCTGATTGCCAGATTGAATGACGCCAGTGCTGTGAGCGTGTTACCGCTCGGCATGGGTCCACCGTTCACCACAACTCGACGAGCCCATTGGTCGCCGAGAGCCATGAACGGAAGGTCGTTGACAGATTGCGTAATCATTACGGTTGAGCCGCGAAGACCGCGACGATGTCGGTTTCAGCGGTGCCGTAACAAGTGAGCGAGAGCACCGCGATTTTTCCACTCGCGAGCGTGACGCCTGCAGAGTAGTCAGCCCCGAGCCATTTCCAACTCGCGTTGAAAGAGAGTGCTCGGCTAGAGCCGTTCGAGTCAATCCGGATGCTCTTGAAGAGACCGTTCGCTCGGTTGGCAGTAGAGAAGGTCGGCGCGCCGGTTAGGACCACCCTGTCAAACTCTTTGCCCGGGGTGAGGTCGATGGCGATTGCGCCGGTCGTGGTCGTCTCGGTTCCGCTTCCGAGGAGGTTGACGAAGCTCGCGTCGAAGTTGGTGCCGGAATTTTTCTTAACGACCTGACCAGCCGTGCCGCCGGTCGGCAGGGTGCCGCTGTTCAAACGAAGGATTTCCTCGATGCGGTCAAACTCTGCATCCGCCTGAAGGCCGAAGAAAACTCCGGTGATTGCGACCGTGGTGTTGACGTTGATGTTGACCTGGGAGAAATCACCCTGGTCGGCTTCGAGATAAATGGTGTGGGAGCCGCTGACATACGCGCCCTTGATGGGGTCGGTGTCGAGGACGTTCGGGTGCAAGAAGACGCGCCGGACTCTATTCCAACCGGCATTGAGCTGGACCGCTTCAGACAGAATGTCAGCAGCGAGGGTGCCGCCAGCGTAGACATTGCTTTTCGCGATGCGAACACCGAAGGTCCCAGCGATAGACGAGTAGGCGAAAAAGTTGAGCTCGACGATTTGATTCGACAGAGCCTTCGGCGAAGCGTTCACAACCTGAGTGACCTGAGCGAAGCCGGTGCGTGCAACGCCAGGGGCGCGCAGCGGGCCGGACTCCAGGTCGATAAGCAGAAGAGAATCACCGATGACTTCCGCAGGGGGCTCGGTCACTTTGCTCGCGGCCACTGCGGCGGCAACGCCGATGTTGCGGATGCGAATATATTTGTTCGTCCCGACATCGGTCTCGTCCACGTTGAGTGCCCAGGAGCCGACAAGGTCTGTCGAGGTTGCGACTGTGCCCGCACCGTTACCGACTTTGACGTCGAGGGTGCCGGTGCGAAAGTCGCCGGTTGCGAGTAAGTTTCTCATAAAAGTCCTTTAGTCTCTGGAGAAGCCCCAGACGAATTGTAGTGCGCCGACAGCGTAAGTTGGGGTTGAGCCGGTCGAGGCGATGACGGCAGCGTAGAGGTTGTTGCCGCCAGAAGATTTCAAAGAGGTTCGAAGGTTCGACTTCACAGCGACAGCTTCGCTGGCAACCGTGACGTAGTCGCCGGTCGCGATAGATACGCGAGCGATGACCTTGAGGTCGTCCGTCGAGAATACGAAGGCGGAATTGTCCGTGATGGTCGCAGCGGCTGGGCTCGATTCGAAAATCAAAACGTCGAGAGCGACTTTTTGGTTGGACTTGTCGAGCAGCACGAGGGACTCCAGAAGACCGCTACCGTTCGGGGTAAGCGCGCCTGTGAGGGTCTGGGCCGGTCCGACAGAGTCGCCGACAGAATACGGAGTCGTGGTGATGACCGGCACGACTTTGATGACGGTCTCGGTCCGAGTAAACTTGGAGAGGATGCCCTTGAGCAGAGCAACCACTGACCAGGACGAAGTGGTGTTCGTCGCAGCGGCATCGGCCAACGCACCTTGCGTCACGTCTGCGCCGTCGAGAACGGTTTCCGCCATTGTCCCGATGGTGATGTCACTCGGGTTTGTAACCTCTACTTTTAAAATTACGTCCTGCATAAATTATTGTCCTGGTTGACCAGCGTTCTGAGCCTTGCCCGCATTGATGGCAGAAATTACTTTCACGACTGGCCCGGGCGAGCCGTCCGGCTTGTTGAGGTGCATCAGAATCGAGCCGTCTTCCTGAGTCACTGCCGTGTATTGCGGCAAAACATTCTGCGGTCCGGGCGGCAACAGTCCAGGCTGACCCGGATTGCTTACGGGGGTAGCCTGCTGAATTGCAGCTGCGAGATTCGGAGCGATAGTGCCTCGGCCTTTGATTGCGCCGATTGCGTCAGACACTTGACCACCACCAGGAACGGCGGCGGGCATCGTGCCGGGACCGGTCCCGGAGCCGAGATAATTAAGGGCCATAAATTAGCTCTCCAAGTCTTTCGCACTTGCGCCAGGGGCTGGTTTGTTTTCTTTCGTGGGGCGCTTATACCCCAAAATCTTTTCCTCGTCCGCGCCTTCGTCGGGGGCCTCTTCGCCTTCCGCAGCGGGCTCGTCGGACTCTTGCGCCGGGGTCTCGCTGTTCTCTTCCTCGGCGGAGCCCTCGGGAGCGACGGGGCCGGTAGCTTCGAGACGAATGCTCGGGCCGGAATTCTCGTTGTTGGACTTCGAAACGACTTTGAAGTCTCCAGAGATTCGGCAGGTGTGACCTACGTCGTAATCCATGAAGGGTTCGGCTTGGTCGCCGTCGAGCATGAGCGACGGTTTGATTTCGGGCATCGAAGGTGTGGCTGGCAATTCATCGGGCATAAAAATTCTCCTTAACTCAATATAGGACGGTTTCCGGTTTTTGGCAAGGTCCAGAAACTGATTTAACCCAGTCTGCGATTCTCTGGAGCTCGGAAAAAGAGGCATTCTGCTTTATTACGTTGGCGCGATGAGACAAGACCACAACGTTCCCTTTCACATACCCGAGCTCTGACCTAATACGGTCCAGAGACGGAGAGTTGGGGCAAGGCCCTTTCTTTCCACTCTGGAAAAGTGGAATTCCCAGAGCGGGGCAGAGCTCGGGTATGGTGATGTCAGAGACCTCTAAATCAAAAGGGACTCCGGACTTCTTCGCTCTACCCATTGCAGACCAGAGCATTCTTTGCTGCACCGAAGGGTTATGCTTCCGAATACTGCGCCTAACCTTCGCCCTATACTCAGGGTCCTCCGCATACCTCTTTCGTCTGCGCTCGTTACGGTCCATTTTTAATAATACCTCTTCGGTCGGTTTGGGGTCGGCTTCACGTCAAGCGGTCCAGTTAAACCCTTTTTTCCCTCGACCTCGGCGCGGATAAGTTTCAAGCAGTTGAACTTGCCGTAGCGCGAGGCGTCCGCGATATGGTCGAAGTTGCCGCCGGACGGTCCCTTGAGAGGCTCGTCCCCACCGAAGCCTGCCTCGCCCTCGACAGGATACCGGTAGCCGCCCAGGCTCGCGACGTAAAGCATCGGGCAGCACTCCTTGTCGATTTGATAAATGTGGTTGCCCCACGAGTCTTTCTTTTCGAGGAGCCGGTTGTAGACGGCGATTGACTCCGAGAGACCCATCCGCATGAAGCCAGGATAAATTTCGTAGGTGCTCAGCACTTTGATGTTGGAGCCGAGAGAAGTCTTGGCGTTGCCCGCTGGGTCGCAATAATCCTTCACACCGTTGCAGACGGAGCGGTCATTCCAGAAAGGGAAAACTGTGTTCGTGATTTCGAGGACGGCTTTGCACTGCCGGTCGGTGTCGGACTGCATCGAGAATTGTTCCGCGAGGTCCCACCAATACTCGTCATTGCCCACGGTCCAGTAGGCGGAGAAGACACACGAGTTGGTCGCACCGAAGTCCCACGAGCGAATCAGATACGCGCCCTTGGGCCACGGCAAATCTTTTTTCGAGTGCGGCTCCTCGAAGGCGTAGAACACAGGTGTGCCGTTGAAGGCCTCGGCATACTCTCCGAGCACCATCCGCTTATACATCGCAGCGTTCTTGCGGTATTGCCGCTCTAAGTCCTGGACGTAGTTGGGCGGGAGGTTGTGCGCGTTTTCTTTTGTCGGGATGTGCCAGAAGCGAACAGCGACGTCGTCCTTGGTCTCCTCTTCATACGACGCAATCCAGTGGCGCGGCGAAGGAGGATTTGTGTCGAGGATAACGCAGGTGTCTTTGATGAAGCCTCGCGGGTCGCACGTCTCCGGGTCCGCGCCCTTCCATCGCAAGCAAGCGACTCCGAGGTCGAGGTCGCCGCGAGAGAGCTGGTCGGCCTCGACGAAAATAAGCATCGAGCACTCGTAACCCCTGAACCGTGTTGCGGAGTAGCGCTCCTCGGGGACACCGGCGAATTGAATCCAGCTGCAGAACTTATTGCCGACAGCTTCGAACCATTGGAGGATTGCACTCTTAGGCGCGGCTGGGTTCATCGCCTTCCATGCGTTGAAGAGCTCGACGGCTTTCTTCGATGGGATGCGGTAAGTTTTTCCACCGTCAATTTTCTTGAAGAGCGAGACACCTGTGTCCATGTATGCGGTGCCGAGTTTTGGGAAGACTTGCTTTTCAAAAGTTTCGAGAGTCGTGTCTTCGTTCGAATCCTGAGTCTTCCGGAGAATGTAAATTTTGCCGCCAGCATTCCAGAAGCCGTGGCCGACTGCTTCCATCGCAATCGCTGTGGTTTTTCCAGTTCCACGACCACCGATGAGAGCGCGCACACGGCACTTGGTCGCGTGAAATTCTTTAATTGAGTTACCTGGAAAATACCACTCAGCTGTCTGCATAAAGTAAAAAGGGGTCTCCCAGTGCTAACCGAGAGACCCCGTCCCCTTGATTTCCCCAATTACCTCCCGGCCTTGTGTGCGGTGTGAATGAAGTCCTTTGTGTTCTTGTCGCCCTCGGAGTGCATGACGGCAAGAGCGGAGCCGATTGCTTTGCCTTTAGTGGCGTGGCGGCTCATGATTTTTCCCGTGGCGCGATTTTTCTTCGCCCACTGGCCGGACGGGAGTTTCACAATGTCATATGGCATAAAATTGGTGGAGCTTATCGTGCCCCAGTCGGAGAGTTACCATTCCAGCCACTCACACGCTGCCCGTTGCCCTAATGGTCTCGGCTTCGGGAGATTGGGTGCAGGAGCTGGATTTGAACCAGCGACCTTCTGGTTATGAGCCAGACGAGCTACCTAGCTGCTCCATCCTGCAGAAAATTGTTACGGGGTCATCAGGTCGCCGCGAGGATTGTCGCTGGTCGAGCCGCTTGAGCCCTTGCGGTCTTCCTGGTTCACCGGCTGGGAGCGCGAATCACTCGGAGAGAATTCGGCCACTCGCGGAGCCTGCTTGGCTTCGGTGCCGGGGCGTTGTTCATCGGTTTGTCGCATGTCGCTCATACTAATTCCTTGGGGTTCGGGACCCGTTCTTGGCGGAGCAATACTCAGCAAGGCGTTTGGCCCGCTGGTCTCGCTCGTTCTTCTGTTTCCGCCCAGCGAGAGCTTTTCCTTCAGGAGAAGCTGCCCAGGCGTTAATAGCACGTATGCCTTCGAGTCCGTTCATATACTACAAAGCTACCACAGTTTTGCCGATTTGGCTACCGGACTTTCTTTGAGGCGTAGTTGACGACGACGCAAGCGGCGATGACGTAGATGGTGGTCTTCACGAGGAAGAGGACCGCGCTACCGGCGAGATACAGTTCGATTGGCATGGTGAATACTTTGGTCATGCGCGGTGTGCTTCGATAACAGCGTTGAATGCCCGCGCACAGGCAAACTGTTTCCTGGTTCCGAAAGGTCTCCACAAAACTGTGGTCCCTCCGCCCTGGACTGGGATTGTGACTTCGGTGTGAGTCGAGGACATACGGACGATGTTCGACGCGCCTTGAGCCCGGAGGGCCTTGGCCTGCTTTGCGCTGGTCGCAATAAGAATCTCTTCCTTCATCACTATTAATATGAGCCGAGGTCGGCTAAATTGTCAAATGACCCCAGGAACCAGGGGTTTCCCCGGGGCTCGGATTAGTAAGATATTTGTTGACACCTAACCGGTGAGGGTATACCGTGTAGCCATGAACGAACGACAGAGCAGAATGGAAGAGCTGAAGGCGAAAATCGCCGAACTGCAGAAGGCCCTCGAAGCCTCCTTTAACGCTGCCCAGAACGACGAGCTGGTGAAGGCCGACGACGAATTTTACCAGCTGTCCCTCGAAGAGGAACGCGCCTTCCGCGCCCCGCACAACCCCTCGAATTTCCACCCGGAAGACTACGAAGTGGTCGAATACCTGGACAACCAGCCGCCCCGTCTCGCGAGCTTCTGCGCCCCGCTGAGCTCCTTCTCAGACCACCAGCGCTCGGTTGAGGCTCACCAGCGCATGATGGACGCCTGGAGGAAGGAAATGGACTTCTTCTTCCCGAACCGTCGCGAGCACAAGCCCTCCATCCACCAATGCACCCACTGCGGCAATACCCGGGTCCGCTACATCGTGGCCTGCCTACACAAGCCCTCGGGCCAGCACGTCGTGTTCGGCTCGGACTGTGTCGAACGCCTCGGGTTCGCCAACCAGTCGTCTTTCAAAGCCGCCCAGATTCGCTCCCGCGCCGAGGCTGGCAACGCCCGCATGGCTGCTTTTGTAGCGCGCCAGAAGTTCCTCGCGGCGAACCCGCACGTCGCTGCCGCGATTAATGACCTCACCTCCAATGTCGAGCTCCACAAGCGGAACAATTTCGCCCACGACATCCTGGCGAAGTTCAATAAATACGGGAACATGAGCGAGCCCCAGCAGTATCACTTCGTGAAGTCCCTGGAGCGCGACCACGAGTTTGCCGCCCGCCGTGCCGCCGAAGACGCTGTGCCGAAGGGTGAATTCCCCAGCGGTCGCATCCAGTTCACCGGCGAGGTCATCAGCGTCAAACAGCAGGAAAGCGATTTCGGCATCCAGATGAAGTGCCTCCTGAAAATCATTTCCGAGGTCGGAACCGGCTGCAAAGTCTGGATGACCCTCCCCTCCGGAGCTGGCGATGTCGCCCGTGGTGACCGTATCGTGGTGAAGGCCGGACTGGAAGTCTCGAAGGACGACAAACACTTCGGTTTCGGAAAGCGCCCTCACTTCGTGTCCAGGTGGTGAAGAAGAGCGAGGCCACGGCTGCACGACAATAGGCACAGTTCGGGTCAAAGGCTTTATGGTCTCGGATGTGGCGCAGCCTGCGGCCTTCCTCTCGGACAGCATCACCGTGAGCTCGCGCCTTAGCGCGCTGGCCCTCTTTAATCAGGCGGAGCGCGAGAACAACCCAGGTCGTGTTCGCAATCACCAGGGCGACTCCCCCGGCGAAGCTGGCCCACTGCCCGAGCTGCGGGTAGTAGAATAAATTCCAGAAGCCCCATGCAGAGAAGAAAGCCGAGACTCGCCAATCGACTCCCTGGACGCTTCGGTCGCGCAGAAGGCGTTTGACGTTGAGCCAGCAGACAACTCCGCCGGACAGTTCGAAGGCACCGTTAACGAGGTCGGGTATGTTAATCATTCCAATGTTCATTGAGGATTTTTACTAGTTTGCGGACGTCCTTGTCGACATCGTCGTGGTTGACGTCGTCGTAGTCGACTTGAATTGCGAGGCAGCAGTTGTCCGGGGCGACGATGCCCAGGTCTTTGGTCCAAGTGCCGATACCTTCTACTTTGAATTTTCTACTCATGGTTTTTGTGTTGCTCCCGAATAATCAAACAGATGATGACGACAAAACAGATTGCGTCGACCAGGAGGTTAAACGGAAAGGTGTCGCTGAGTTTGGACCAGAAGTTCATTTCTTCCTTAGTGGCGCGCCGTGTTGCTCCATGCACCGGACAGCAAGACCGGCGATTTTGCGGACCTCGTGCAGGGACTCCGGGAAGTCGTCGATAGCATCGCCGTGGTGGGTCCACTTCTGCATCGCCTGCGCAGCATACTGGTTGAGCATCAAAATGAATTCGCCGAGTGTGTGCGTCTGGTAATACTGACGCTCGGGCAGGACAAAAGAGTCCACATAGTCTCGCTCTGAATCGACGGCTTTATACGCCTCGGCGCGAGTGGTTTTGTTGGTAGCCACGTCTCTTGGGATTGCAGTTTTCATTCGTCGGAGAGTTTTACCGAGATTTGGTTGCTGACGTGGGGAGTGATTTCCAAAGGCCCGCAGCCGTAGCCGGTGACTTCGATTCGGTCTCCGCAAAGGTTGACGCAAATCTTGCGACCGTTGTCGAGCTCGAAGTAGACTCGGTCGTCCTGAATATATTTTCGCTCGTCATTGAGCGGAGCCCAGAGCGAGACCTTCGAGGGGGTCTGACTGTCGAGATACTCCTTCAGTCGCTGCTCGGCCTGGAAGCGGAGCCCGTTAATGTGCTGGATGTGTTTCTGAGCCCAGGCCGGGAGCTTCAAAACCATTTCGGTGCTGACTTGTTTTTGCTTCATTGAAAGGGGGTGACTCGGTTTGCTGCGGCCCAGGCGGAGTGTGCCTCGGCCACGGCGTGAAAATCTTTTCCAGCAGGACCGCGAAGGTCGCGCAGAAAATGCTCCAGGGCTCGGACGGTGTAGCCGCCCTTTTCGCACGGCTGCTGAAGCTTGTCGATGTAGTGACGCACCAGGGGCGCGGAGAACTTGGGGAACTTCTGGTTGAGAAATTTCACGAACAGCGGGACGGTGATGATTTCACCAACCTCGAAGCGGTCGTCGCTCGTGCCGACAAAGTCCGGGTCGCTCTTGTCGACCTTCACGACGATGAGTCTGGTCCCGGGACGCCCGAGCTCGACGCTGTCGTCCGGCTGGGTGTCGGCGACCTGCTCGATTGCGTCGGTGTAGAGGGTCAGAGAACTGGAAGGAATGTCGAGGGTCCCGTAGGGCGACATCTTGTCACCGTCGAGGGTGAACATCAGAAACTTGATTCTCTTCCCGGCGGGCTCCGCAGGTGGAACCGGCGCGGGCTTCGCTACGGGGTTCGGACATCGGTCTTCGGCGCGAATCACTTCGCACCTCCGTCTGCTAAAACGCGAGGAGCCCACTTTCGTGGTGCGCCACGTTTGATTGGCGGGAGCCCGAGGGCCTGACGGGCGACATCGCGCTCCTCGCGTTTTACTTTCAGCCTTCTCTGCGTGTATTCGTAGAAGCTGCAACCGTGGGTCTTCTGCGCCCACTTTTCCCGGGATGCGTAGTGGCTCTTGAGCCGTTTCTCCTCGCGCTCCAAGACTGCGCGGGCCTCTGCTTCTGACATTATACTTTCGTTCATTTAGTTCTGAACCTTCACAACAATATATGCAGAGCTTTTCAATTTGTCAAATCTGAGGGCTGAAGCATCGGGGCGGCTCGGCCTTAGTCGTCTCCTATCCTCCCTTAAGGTATTATTAATTTTTTTTTTTCTAGAGAAAAACTTTTAAAAAATAAAAGATAGTTAGGTAGGAGGTTTGGGATTCGAGTCAGCCCGAGCTGATGCGGAGCCCGCTTCTGTAAACCGCGCTTCCGGCAAATCCGGTTGTGTTAAGCCGTCTGGCCACTTTTCTGCACATCGCCGGAAACATCACCGGTCGACACCCGCCAGGGGAGGTCCGGCCAAAAAAATCAAATGGGGGGAGGGGGGAGTATCGAGCCTGTGTGTTCCCCACCCCGGCCCCGTTGACACCCCTGGATGGGACCCAAAAGGCCTAAGTTGAGATAAGCACCTCGAAGGCAACACGTTGGGCTCCGCCCGGGGGATGGTCACCCTCCATCAGCTCCCATGCCATCGTCAGCACCTCGCGCTACGCTCTAACTCATTGGCTCTTATAGTCTTAGGGGCAGAGCGAAGCCCAATTGAATATAACCAACATTGTGCGAAGTGGGGCGACTATGTGCTTCGGTATCAAGGGCTTAGGCGGAGCGCGGGTTGGCACGGGACCTGGAGGCGGGGTAGGCCGGGGGTCGTTCGGTCGACTGTGGCAGTGCTAACCGGCCTCGTTAATCCACTACTGGTGGTGTATCGGGCTCCGCTCAGCCCCTACAGCTAGACAGATGCTCGCTCTCGGGCTCCGCAATAGAATGACTGTCCTAGCTACCTATGACAGTGCGTAGCATCCTATACGAGCTCGCCGGTAGCGTAGCAGGGCGAGGTCCCGGCTGGTCCGCACATTGGTCAGGGTGTGCTCCGCTCGGCAGCGTGAAATCCAGTCTTCCTCGGCTTTTCTACCATTAGTGGGGTCTACTCGGTCGAGCACCACAAGACAGATACGAGCGGAGCGCGCCCAGACTTCTTTACGCCAGTCGTCGTAAGCCTTTGATATGCTAGTCCTTCTATTGTTATGGCTCGTCAGTCTTCGGCCTGCGTTGGTCGTCCTGCCGACATAGCGCCACTTCCCGGGCTCGTCGGAAGCGTGCAGCGCGTAGATTATGACCTTCGGGCTCATGGCTCACCAGGAAGGCCTGCTGGCGGCTCTGGCGTGCCCGGAGACGAGCTTTCGGGCTCTGGACGCAGGTCGATGACCGGTCCGTTCCCTTGGGGCAAGATTCGCTCTCCTCGCGGAGCCCCGATTGCGGTCGGCAGGATGATGGTGATTGCCTGCTGCGGGCTGTTCGTGGCGCTCACCTCGGCCCGACGCTCCTGACCATCCGCTGCAGCGTCACCGAGGGCTCGGTAGGCCAAGTCTGCCAGGGTGCGCGCATACGTGCCGATGTTCACGAGGTCTGCTGGCCCTGGTGCTGCCTCGACCCAGACCGGCCCGACCTTCGGGACACTGATGTGCTTGCCGACTCTGTAGGTCCCTTCCTTGATGCCTTGCAGGATTCTGTCGAGCTCCTCGCCCATGCGCACGGCTCTCTGGTATTGCTGCTCTCGGTTCTGCTTGATGAGGGCGAGGCGGGCTCTAATCTCTGGCGGCAGAAGCTGGTTGTTGGCTTCGAGCTGGCTCACCGGACCTGAGTTGCTGTCGGTGGTGACCAAGGCCCTGGACTGCGCCAGGATTTTCTCGCGCATCACTAGCCACTTCTCGTCGATGCTGCGCCTCTTGACCGACTCAGGTGGGATGCCGAAGACCGCTGCGACCTCGTCGAGTGTTGAGCCGCCGACGTAAGCGGTGAAAGCCGCTGCCCAATTGTGCTGTGCGATTGCCATAGATTAAATATACCTCACGCTGGTCTCTTTGTCGCTGCTTCAAATTCCTCGCGGCTCACATCCTTGCCGTTCAGCGAGTAGCTGTGGACCGTGGCAGGGCGCTCCGCTTCTGGAACTGAATCCCAGCACTTGCCAGGGCAATAGTATTTGCCAGCGTTGCCTCGCATGTGACAGTGAATCCTCACCTTGCCACAGCAACGGCACTTCACCCAGGTGTATTGGCGGGCTCTCACTTGAGCATGTGCAGAGAGTCGAGGTCGTCGTGGTAATACACACCGCAACGGACCAACTCGTCGACTTGGGCCTGAGTGATGCCAGCCTTCTCAAGCTGCTCCGGGTCTACGCTCAACCAGATTTCATCGTGCTCCGCTGCGCTCACTATGTCAGCCGTTCCCGGCACGAGCTGATTGATAAGGTTGAAGGCCAGCAGGTCCTGCCGTGCCTCGGGTTTCACATAGGGACGACCAAGCCAGCGCTCGGTTGCTTCTTCGAACATTGCTTTGATAGTCATATCGGCTCATTCAATCGCGTAGAGCATCCCCTCGAACAGTTTGATTTTGCTCCACCGCTTGCCGCGCACCAGCAGCGCAATCCATTTGCTCGGCACAACGGTGCAGAACTTCTTAATCTCTTCGACACGTCTCTTCGGTATGTCGTAGTGGTCGACATGAAACCAGCAGCGTTTAATCTGCAGCAGCCTCGCCATTTGGTGCAGGTTGTCGACGCTGTAGGGAATGCACACGAGGTGCCTGCTCTCGTCGCAGAAGAACTTCAGTGGCTGTTGACTCATGATAGATTGTGGACCCTGCCTTCGACGCACGCGAAGAGAATGCCAGGGCGAAACACCCAGCGCTCGCTCTGCGCTCGCTCTGCGATTTCCTTGAGCTCTTTCATGTTACCGAAACTCGCGTTAATCACGAGGCTGATGACGATGGGCTGGCCCTTATGGTCCGCTTCCAGTAAGTAGATGTCGGCTCTCATGGTGTCAGTCTTCGAAAATTCTTTTCCCAAAGTTCTTTGGCAATCACCGTCGCGACCTCGCCCACCACTTCCTCGCGCAGGAAGCAAAACTCCCGGTGCAGAAGCTCGTGGATGAGTGTGTCCATGTAGTGCAGAGAGCTCAACCTCGGGTCAATCTCGATGGCTCCTGTGTTGAACGAGTCGCAGTGGCCCCACACCGTGTCCTTCCCTTTGTAAGGGTCACGACTGAGATTGCGCTCGACGACCGGGGGAAACTTCTTGCTCTTGTTCGGTGCTACTCTCATGCGCCCACCTCTCTGCGCTTCGCCTTGATTTCTGCAAACCTTTTGCTCAGCTCCTCGTTGTGCATTTCTTTCAGTGTCTCGTGCAGATAGCCGAACGGTGTGCGCTCGTCGTTGTATTGGACATTCTCGTCGGCCTCGGTGCGCAACGCCTTGCAGTCGAGGCAGGTCTTGAAGCGTGCTGGCTGGCAGTCCCAGATGCCGGACACTCGACTGTATTGCTCGCCCTTCTCGATGGCTCTCTGGCACTCGCAGCACCTGTGTTGCTTGCGGGCAACGGGCTTCGCTTCGGTAATACACTGTGGTAGTTCGCAGCACATATTAAATTCTTGGTGCGATTGGGTTCAGGATTGGTTCGCTATTGCCGAGCACCATCGCAACGCGCCTCACTTCATCGGGCTCCTTGCGCCACCGGTAGCAGTGGCAGATGACACAGAGACCGGCGCTGACCTTCATGATGCTCTCGCAGTTGTCGCACACCTTGCAGCCCTCTGGGTTGGCAATAATCTTTTGGGCTTGGGCTAATCGTTCTTTACTCATGATGGGTTCTGTAATTTCCTCTCGTGGCACTCATCCCAGGCGCGCTTTCGAAATTGGCAGTGCAGCTCGCTGTCGGTGAACATCGCGATGTGAGGAACGTCCCCGCTCTTGATGCCCACCTTGCCAAGCAGCCATTGCCAAGTCTTGGGCGGGCATTGCCCTTTCACTGCATAGCTTCGGCCTGTTGTGCTTAAGTTCATCGTTCAAACCTTTTCAGAATGTTGCCCAGCTCCATCGCGTCCACCAGTGTGGCTCCGATTTGCTGGAGTGTCTTCAGCTCGTGCTCGACTAAGCCCAGGCTGGCCTTGCGCACGAGGTTGGTGCTGCTCTTGAGGTCCTGCTGCTTGCGGTAGAGCTCATCGCACTTCCAGTTAATCCACTGAATCTGTTCTTGAATTTTGTTCATGGCTCTTCGGGGTTCGCTGCTTTGAACGGAGGGAGTTTGCTCGGGACACCGATGGCAATCGCTTCCCAGCGTAGAATCTCTTCGTCGACCGGCGCTGACTTCATTTCGCCCAGCTCCCAGCTCGCCTTGTTGGCCCAGCGTTTGAGGTCGAGATAATAAACCGTGCCCAAGCTGCCTTCGGCTGGGAACACGATGATGTCTTTCTTGAAAGGGTCCTCGGTCCCTCTGAAGTAGCGCGGATAAGTTTTCGGGGGCATAAGGTTAGCGGTCTCGGTTTAAGTTCCGGTATTTGCAAAAAGCGTTTGAGAATTCAATGTGTGCTGCGCGGATGTCGTCGACCGCAGAAATGATAGAGGCCCAGGCGAGTCGTTCCTTCTTCTGGGCTCGTGCGCAGGCCTTGTAAGGATGATTGGGACGTTCGAGGCGCAGGAGCTTCTCTTTGAAAGCAGGCGCGACGATTTTAGCAGTCATCGGGGCCTTCGCTAACCTGTGGTCGAGCGGTGTCGAGCTCTCGGATTCGGGGTGAACCTTCGAGTAGTTCTTCACCACCACACCCTCGACCTTTACACCACCGAGCTGAGACTCGCGGGAGTGATACTCGCCGAAGCTGTCGAAGTTCGTAGTCACCGGAAGGTAGCCCTGGTAAAAGACCTGGACCGCTTCGATGCCGAGCTCTGCTGCCCACATTTCACGCGCACCGCGACCGGCGTAGGAGCCATCCGGCAGTCGGACATCGAACAGCACGAGGTTGTTCTTCGGCACGCGAGAGTAGGCCAGGATGTTGTGCTTCGGCTTCGCGAGATACTCGCATTGAAAGATAAGGCCTTCGAGGCTGACGGTGTGACTGCTTCTGTAGAGCACCATCTGCACCGCGCCCACGGCGTTGCTGAAGGCCAGCTTAAACATGCCCGGGTCGTTGGGGTCAATCGGCTGGCCCTTGCTGCGGCACTCAATCTTGCCGTTGACGACACCGAAGCTGAATTGCGAGCCGTCGATTTTCTCCTCGACCTGGACGAGGTCTTCGAAGATGCAGCTGTTGTGGCGCTGACCTAGCGCGTAGATTTTCGGAATGCTTGGGAGGTTCATGATTTATTCTGGTTTGATGTTCTCGCTCTTGAGCCTTCGGCTCATCACAACTTTATACGCTGCGGCCTCGGTGGTCCCGTGACCGCTGATTTCTTGCGCCTCGCAGTTTCGGTGCGGGCAGTAGACCGTGATACCGTCGTTCGGGTCCAGCTGCGAGCCTCTCTGACTCGCCATCGGTTGTTTGCAGACTGGGCAGTTCATTTATTGACAAGCCCGTGGTTAACGTCGAGAGCGAACTGCACGATACTGAACGAGTCAGCGTATTCCTTGGACGCTTTCGCGCTGGGCATAGCAGCCTCGGCCAGCTCCCGCGAAGAGTAGATGCCGAAGATTGAGAAGCCTTCGTAGTCGTAGCCAATCTCAATTACGAAAACCTGGGGACCAGAGCGCTCCAGGCGCACGGCTTCGGCCTCGGCTGCAACAGCTGCATCGCGCAGGGCCTTAGCCTCGGCGAGTTTCTCGTCTTTGAGTTGGCGGAGGGTTTTTTCAGAGTTGTCCATAGTTTTTATAGTTTTGAGAGTGCGTTCAGTTCGTGGGCGATGCCGACCAGCTCCAAGGCTATAATGAGCACCAGGAACAGCGCGACTTGTGCGTCGATTGCGTCGACCTCTCTAAGCATTTCACGAATTTTGTTCACGCCCTACAATCGCACCGCACAAGCCACGACGCAAGTTTTATTTCGTCCGCAGTTCTACTGAGGGCTACCCAGGGGTTCCCTGGTGCTCTCCGCCGGGAGGTGCGCAACGTGGCCCGGGTCAATCGCAGGGTCGACCTCGCGCAGCAGTCCGCAGATGATGCTGGAGAATACCCGAGGGGCACTGTCTGCAGCGAGCTGTGCAGAAGACTCGCCGTCGATGTTCGGCATGAGCTTCGCGAAGTCCACACCCTCGACAAGTCTGGTGATGACATCGGCCAGAGAGTCGAGAGGGATGCGGTAACCCTTCTGGTAATACTTCAGCACGCGCAGCATCGAACCACCAGCGTCTTCGTTGCGAACTGGGTTGCGGTAGATGAGCCGCTTCCCAGCAACGTCGCAGTAGAAACGCTCGTCGCACACTGAGTGCCAGTCGGTGCCGGTCCAGCTGAACGCAGCGCAGCAGCAGGTGAAGTCGAAGCTGTCGGCCACGCTCCGGTCCGAGCCGAAGCTCCAGCGGTGGATGATTTGAATGGTTGGCTTGAAGGCCAGCAACGTGTAGGCGTTGTCGGTCGTCCAGATTCGGTTCAGCTTTTTGCCGTCTTCAGCGGTGAACTCGTCGCTGCTACTGTCGGGCAAGTCGAAGAGCTCGGCGTTGAGCGTCATCGCCAGGAGCAAAGCCGTCTGCTTGTCCGGGCAGAAGACGTCGATGTCGTTGATTGGGTCCCCGGCGACGATGGAGCGGAGGAAGCCCCCGCCGACAAAGATTTTGTTAGCCCACTCCGGGCGCTTCATTATTGTCAGAAGCTGCTTCGGGGTTCGGAGGAGTGCAAACTGCAGGTCGTGATACGTTAGACTGTTCATGCTTTTTTGTTTCTTGGTTAAGTGCTTTCTCTAAATCTTCGATGATTACTTCGAGCATCGCGCCAAGGTGCCGGAAGCTGTGCAGCTGCCTCATGGTGATGACGCGCTCCGCTCGGTGAACCCGACCGTCTCTAACTTCCTGGTAGGTTAGGCGTAATGTTCTCATACCAGTCCCTCCTCTTTGAGGTAGCTCTCGAAGTCTGCCGTGGCGACTCCGCACCAGCTTGCCTCGCGATACATGGTCTTGTAAAAGTCCTGAATCATTTCCCACTCGTCGGTGTCCGGCTGCGGGTCCCGAGGGACACAGATGAGACGGTGAAAGGTCCAGTGCTCTCCGCTCACGATGCTGTTGCTCAGTGTCGCGAAGCGAATGTCGAGCTCGCCATTGTCTTGGCTGAGGTCGCGCACCCAAAGCGCGCTGCGCTTGCCCTGCATGAGCACAGCATCGCGCATCGTCTTCTGGACATCGTCGGGCACGAACTTGGTCGTCTCATCGTTGTTGGCCTCGATGATGTGGGTCGCATTGCCCTGCTCGCTGCGGGAGCTTAGGCTTCGGAGAGACATGAGGGGCCTGTGACGTAAACCGAGTTGCGGGTGCGGAAGCCCTCGGGCGAAACCTCCAGGACCTTCGATGTCTGGAAGATGCCGTCAGCCTTTTGTCCGTTGCGCCGGTCGCGGAACACCAGGACGCTCTCGCCCACCTTGATAGGTCCGGCCAGCTCGCCCTCGATTTCGTATTCAACCGGCAGAGATAAGCCGTCCCCGTGGTCGCCGATGCCAGCGACGTGGTCAGCAGCCTCTCGCGCCAGGGCTCCGCCCGGACTCGCAGAGATTTTCTTGATTTTTATTCGCATGATTCGATTAGCTTTCCTGTTCCTTGGCACACATAGCAAGGCACGGTCAGACTGCCCTGCGGCAGCTCTCCGTAGCCTTCGCACTCGGTGCATTGAAAAGTTTTGGGCTCCGCTGGTTTCGCAGGCGCGGACTTGGACCGCTTTTTACCGAAGATTCTGTCGTAGCCCGCTCGATATACTTTCGTCGAGACGTTGGACTCCGGTCGAGAACCTTTACCTGCTCTTGTTGTGATGTCGGTGTATGCCATTAGTTTTAGTATTTCATTTTAGTATGGTGTCCCATTGAACTACCTTGCCTACGTTCCAGTGTCCGCGAAGCATTGTCTTCAGCTGTTCCGGGGTGTTGACCCAACGTCCGAGGTCCTTGCCCGAAAGGGGCGCGTTCCACAGGACGAGAAAGCCGTCCTTGTAGCGGAATATTTTGAGGAGCTCATTTTCTTGGGTGCCGTCGACCGGAAGGTCTGCAGCTTGGTCAATCCACCACGGGTCTGGTTGTTGCACAATTAAATATACGGAGACTTTTGTTTACTGTCAACTGCGAGCGAAATCTGCTGCTGTCGTTTCGTGCTGCTCTTTACCTCTCGGCGTCCAGTAAAAGTGGAAGCCGTCGAATTCCATGTAGCCCTGCCGCCGGTTCCAACCCATGAGCCCGAGGTAGTCGTAAAACTCCTCCAGGCTCATGCTGTCGGCAGCGTGGATGCTCCTGGCGCAACCGGCTCGTCGTTTCATGCGAAGAGCGCTTCGGCGTAACGGTTGCGGATGTTCTGGTCAGTGGTCGACCACCACTTGGTGATGAACCGCTTCGCTTTCCCGCCCACCAGGAAAACGGTGTTACGGAACTTAGCGGAGTGAACCACGACGCCGTGCATCGGGTCACCCTGCCAGGAGCATTCCCGGTTGTGGTTGTCTTCGACCTTCACGCGACAGGCGCGTTCGTTCATTGCGATGATACCTTGGAGTGAGTGCATTTTATGTGTTCCTTTCGATAACTGTGTTTTATGTGCTCTAGCCCACGTAGGCCACTAGCTCGTAGCGTCCGCTGTCGAGACGGGTGATGACGACGTGGAAATATTTCTTGGTCGGGCGGTTCTTGAAAAGGGCAATCGCGAAGTGGGCTCGGCGCTGCTCCCCGTAGTTCATGGAACGCTCAAGGCCTTCGAGAGCCGAGGCGTTCTCGTCCGAGAGAATCGGGAGGACAGCCTTCGAGATTACCGCTTCAGCAAATGCGCCCTGGACCGCTGCACCGAGAGTTTCAAAATACGGACTGTTCATACCGATACCTTCTCACAAGCCACAACACTTGTCAAATTTTTATTTACGCATACCGGAAGATTAATAGCACCAGGGCGTTGCAGCTTCGGGGTGACCTCGAAGGCATACCGCACACGGCGATTTAAATTGGTGCGCGCATCGCAGAGCCTGCCGTCGACAACTGCCATCGCGTGGCCCGAGACCGTAATAAGATACCGCTTGCCGTGGTCGCAGGCCCGCAGGAAGGTTTTGACGGTCATTCCGGCGCGCCTTCCGTTCCAGACCCCGCTCTCGTTGTAGAGCCACTTCGCCTCGACGACCGTGCCATAGGGCTTGACCAGATTGTGACCGGCGATTTTCCAGGTCGAGAAGCCCTTCTTCCGCTTTCTGCCCATGCGCTTCAGCAGGGCCTGGGCCTCGTCCCAGAGAATGTTCAGCGCGTAAGCGGTCGCTGTGACCGTGCAGCAGTTGCAATCGTCCAGGTCGGTGATTTTCTTCTGTCCGCTGCTGAGGCAGACGTGCAGCTGAGGGTCTGGGAAAAATACGCTCATATTCTGTTGTATTTCGAACGGTCCAGGGACTTGTGGTTGTCGTCGGCCCGATTGAACCAGACGGTCTTTACGAAGGCCTCTCCGCCCTTCGGCGCGCCCAGGACCATGACGAGGTCGAGCTCGTCGCTATAGGGGAAGCGAGCCACACCCCAAACGGGTTTGCCGTCTTCCATTGTAACCTCGACGATGTCGCCGACTTCAAATTCGGCTGAGCTGAATTGCTCGGCGCGTCCGTAGCGGTCGATGTCTGCTTCTTTCTGTGCATGGTATCCCCAGCGCAGGCTGAGCTTGCTGGCCCAGAGCTGAGCCGCCCCGGCGGGTAGCCCGAGCAGCTTGTGGTAACGTCCGTTTTTAATCATGCCTCAGCTTACACCCTGGCGCGCCGGATGCAAGCCGGAAAATCTACTAACCGTGGCCCCGGGGCTTCCCCTGGTAGAGGGTCCGTATTCGCTCTGTAAAATAAAGTTCGACAACCAGCTTGCCCGGGCTTATTGTGCTCACAGTTCTTTGAGAGTTTGGAAGTCGGTTGAGGGCAAATCCTCTGCGGGCCAAGCCCGCTAGCGTTCCGGACCCGTCAGTCCGGAAAGGGTGATGAGCTCAATGTAAGTTCGCTGCAACAGCTGCTGTGGTTTGATTCTCGGGTGACTCCGGGATGAGGGCGTGAGCAGGGTGCAGCGGGGAAAAGCAGGGGATAAGCCCTCAGCCGATTTTTTATGAGAGGTAGCAGAGCGGTGTGCGCCGTCTGACTTAAGCAGTTCGGAACCGGTTCGAGCCCGGAGCCTCTCCACAATTTTCCGCCTCAATCGAGGAACCGGTGCCTTGCCTTCAGTGGTGACGCAACGAGACAGAAACGGGAGCCGAAAGCTCACGAAATTTCTTGGCCGGTTTGCAGGTCGGTAACTGCGGGCGGATTTACTTTATGCGCCAGGAGCAGCTGCGAGGAAGGCCGGACAAGGCCAACGGGTAGTGGCAGGGCTCACTGCAGGGACAAAGGCGAAAGTGGACCCTTGTCCGGGGAAGCGAGTAGTTCTTCTGCAGGGCGGGTTCGAACCCTGTGTGGCGCACCTTAACTTTATGGCAAATCACATTAAATTCTGCAGCTGCGGACAGTGCCGCCGGGGCCTCCGCACTGCTTCTGGCAGCGCAATGGTCCGGACCGTCGTCCGCAAGAATCGCCGCAAGGTCAAGCAGGCCTTGCGCCGGGGCGACGAAGCCGAGAGGGTCGTGTCGGTGCCCTACACTGACTGAAAATAAAAATTTGACAAGTGAATCGCGGTGTGGAAGGTTCAAGCATGATTGGAAACAGTTTTTACAGGCGAATAGACAAGTTCGCGTATCACCGGCTCTGGCTGATGAACTCGGAAGGCAGCACCTTTACCTGGGAATGGAACGGGGGCTTCTGGGAGCGCGCTACGCCTGACTTCGACCTGTTCAACGAGAAGGTCTCCAGGCCTCTGACGGTCGAGCGCTTGAAAATCGAAATCAAACACCGCTTATGAGAATTGTGCGAGTCAGAATCAGTGGCTGGGCTATTCAAAAGGGTGACAAGTGGCTGTCCAAGCCCCTCCCGTCGTTCTTTACCTGGAGCGCGGACCGCGAGCTGGCCCACGTTTTCAAGCGGCTCTCCGAGGTCGAGGCCTGGGTGCTCGCAAACTCTTAAAGAAAGATTAACACATGATTGCAACGATGGACGGATTCGAATGTTTGAACAGTATGCCCTGGCTCGTGCCGGTCGGCCTGTTCGTAATTGTGCTGGTCGTAAAAGTCCTGCTTGACTTCTTGTTCGACTAGTGCGAAAGGTATCAGCATGAAAGTAAAAATTGGCGAAATCTTCCGAAGGTCCTGGGGCTACGACCAGACCAACGTCGACTACTTCCAGGTGGTCGCTCTCAAGGCGAAGACGGTTGTCGTTCGCGAAATCAATCACCGTGAAGTCCCGGGCTCGAACCAGGGCGGCATGAGCTGCAACGTCGTCCCGGTGAAGGACAGCTTCGACGAGAGCAAGCTGCCTCGTCAGGTCAAGGTCGCTGTCGGCCACGAGGGCTCGCCGGTGCTCGTCGTCGGACCGAAGAAATGGGCGCAGCTCGTGCCCGCAAACACCGATGGAACCTACCCCCATTCCTATTGCTCCTGGTATGCTTAACACCAACGACGTGGACCCGTTCCAGAATATCGCGTCAGACTATCTGACCTCCTGCTTCATCGACTTGAACGCGAAGGTCGAGTTTGCGGTCGAGAAATTAAAGCCCGACGCAGGCCGGTTCGATGCAATCGTAGTCCGGGGAGTTTCTGGCCTGCTGGTCGGACCGATGGTCGCCTCGCGCCTGGGCAAGCCCTGGTGCATTGTCCGCAAGCCGGGGGACGGCACGCACTCGGACCACAAGGTGGTCGAGGGCTGGTATAATTTCAAGAGCTACATCATCGTCGACGACTTAATCGCGACCGGCGGGACCATTAAGCTCATCCAGAAAACGCTTCACGAGCACGGGAAAGCCTACCGTGAAGAGTGGCAGCTCGGTGTTCCCGAGTGTGTCGGCTACTACCTCTTCAACCACGACGAGCTGGTGTGGCGCGGCGACGGTAAAAATTATTCCTTCCATGACAAATATTTCCTCTTTCAAGAAATTCCTGCACGACCAAGTGTGTCCGAACAAATCTTTGCGGCAGTTAGTTCGAGACCGCTCCTTGCTGAGACTAATCCTTGAACTGGCAGTGCTCGCTATCTTATTTTTATGAACCATCAAGCACCAAAACTCCTCCCGACTCTCGTGGCCCTCTGGCCCGGAGACGAAAACAACAAAGTGGTAGTTCGAATCACCGCGACCAATCGAATCTACTGTGTCTACAAAGGTCTCACCGCATTCCCCTACATCGCCGGGAGCTCGGAGCTGAAATATGACGTTTCAGACTTCGTGCTGCCAGAGGGGGCTACGGCTCAACTGAAAAAACTGCTCATGAAGCAAATCCAGGTGCGCATGAGTCCCGGCTACCGGCGAGACCTGGAAGACGAGCAGAACAAAGAACTGTGGCAATTCACTGACGAAGTATGACTCATATCCAATATCTAAACCAGAGCGCTGTGCGCAAACTGGTCAAAGAAAACGGCAAGCGAAGTTCGAGCGAATTCCTCCTGGCCCTGGACGACCTCGTCCGGAGCCGAGTAGTCGCCGCTGCCAAAATCCATAACGGCGGGCGGGTTACACTCGACGCATCTGTCCTGGGACACGTCTCGGGAGCAAGGCTGCACAATGCCTAAGCTAGTCAGAGCTCTATCGTTCCGGGCTGCGCTTGACCAAAAGCTGGTCACGATTGCCCGGGCCTTTGGCTCTGCTGCTGAGGGGGCGCGGCAGTGTGGGGTAACTTATCGGTGCTTCGCTAGGTGGAAGACCGGTTTCCCCGCTGCCGCGCTGCTTCAGAAAATCGACGACGTCTACGCGATGGCTGTCGAGCTTCTGAACGACCCGGAGCTGATGAGGAAACGCCGAGCGACCTCGAAGAAAATCGTCAGCCTCGCCATAAAGCTGAGGCTGAGCCGGAAAACAGTTCAGCTGCTCCAGGAGCAGGGACTCTATTGAATTGACGCTTGTTGTGAACCGAGCTATATTGCTACATGGCAAAGGCAAAGCTATCGAGACAGCAGAAGTGGCAGGCAGCGCGCAGAGCTCAAGGGCTCTGCATTCGCTGCGGTGCCGAACCCCTAATAAATAAAAATCATGGAAAAAGGTGTGCAGAGAAGCAACGCGAGCATATGCGCAAAGTTACCGGAGCGAAAATTCGCTACAAGAGTGCCGGGAGCTACGCGAAACTGGCAACCAGTGACCAGAAACGAGTTCGCCATTGAGGGAGACCTCGTCTGGATTAAGCTCACTCAGGGACAAGAAACCTGTGTCGACCTGGACGATTGGCCGAAGGTTGCACCACACCGCTGGCATGCGGACAAGAACACCAGCGGGGGATTCTATGCGAGGTGCAGGAAGACAGGCATCCTACTTCACATCGCCTTGTCGGTCTACTTAGAAGTGGACCACAAAGATGGAAACGGGCTCAACAACAGGGGTAGCAATCTCCGTGACGCAACCCACCAGCAGAACTGCAGAAACCGGAGAAGCGCGGGCCTCTACAAAGGGGTGTCCCGGGACGGTAAACTTTGGAGAGCCAGAATCTGTGACGGGACAATGAAAAATGCCTGCACCTATCTCGGAGCCTTCGAGACCGCTGTCGAAGCAGCAAAAGCATACGATGAAAAAGCTAAAGAATTATTTGGCGAGTTTGCTCGCCTCAACTTTCCGGAAGGGGAATGACTTTCAACCTCATCGAGCTGCGAAGTCTGTTGTGGTTTTCCGCAACCCGAGGGCACAAGCAGACAGCTCGGGCTCTTCTGGACGCAATCCAAAAAGAGCGAGCACGGTTAAATTCACAACCAACGGCTACAACGAAATCATCGAACCATGAGCGCATTTTGGAAAGACCCTGAAATCTCGCTCGGACAGAGGAAGCGTGGCAGGCCTAAAGGTCCGGCAAAGGTCCGGCTCCAGACCTGGGTCCTGCCTGAGACGCTCGACGCGCTCCGCAAGAGAGCTTTTGCAAAGGACACCAACCTGGGAGCGTTCCTGGATTGGCTGCTTGGCCGGAAGAAACAATAGACTATAATAATTATTTATTTTTTTAACTGAAAGAATTAAAAAAATAAAAGAGAAGAGAGACAACAATACAATGAAGACAATACAGAAACTGCAGAAGGCCGCGAGACGCATACCCCGCTTGAAGCGGAAGTTCGAACAAATCATCGCCAAGGGTCGGCGCGGAGGGCATGTGCTCACCGATGACGCCATCGGTCACTACAACGTCCGAATCCTCGCCTGCGAGAACGCGCTCCGCTTGCTCGCCCTGGAGCTGTTCAACCGGAAGGTAGGACAGCCGCCGTTCCGCGATGCAACCACGTTCCGCCTACGCTACCCATGAGCAAAGCAATCGACTACGAACGCCGCTACATCCGGACCCACAGCGACGGCAAGTTCTTCGCCCTGGAGCCCGAACACGGCGACATTCGAATCGACGACATCGCCCACGGCTTAGCGAACAACTGCCGGTGGGGCGGGCAGTGCAAGTATTGGTATCCGGTCGCGGCCCACGCAATCTGGGTCTCGCTCGTGGTGCCGAAGCCGTTCAAGCTCTGCGCCCTCATGCACGACAGCAGCGAGGGCCTGGGACTGGCCGACATCGCCTCTCCGTTCAAGGCCTTTCTGCCGGACTACAAGAAAATCGAAGACAGCGCAATGGGCGGCATCGCTCGCAAGTTCGGCTTCGAGTGGCCGGTTCCTCCCGAGGTGAAAAAGGCCGACATGCTCGCTCTCTATCACGAGCGGCTGGTGTTATTCGATTCGCACCCCAGTGTCGACAGCGCGACAATTCCGATGCAGGCCCTTCCGGATGGCTGGAAGCTGCCCACCTGGAGTTACAAGAATTGGACCCCAGCGAAAGCTAAGCAGCATTTCCTGGACTACTTCAAAGAATACACTCGCTGATGGACCTGACCGGGACACTACCCTGGCAACCTCCACACATTGCAGCGCTCCTCGCAGCGTTGCAAAAGTATGGGAGTGTGCTCGATGCCTCCGACACGGGGACAGGCAAGACCTTCTGCATTCTCATCATCTGCAGAATCCTCGGCATCACCCCGCTCGTTGTCGGCCCGAAGGCTGCGCGAGCGGGCTGGGAAGACGCTGGGAAAATCCTCGGGGTCGAATTCGAATACATTAACTACGAGAAGTGCCGCCCCCGGCTCGTCAAGCAGACCGAGGAAGAATTCACAGCGAACAACTTCATGGAAAAGCGCGAGAGCGAATACACCATCGAAGTCCCGTGGGGCAAGGGCTCTTTCGTGAAGTGGCGCAACAGCTACGAAATGATTATCTTCGATGAGGCGCACCGGCTCGGCGGAGCAACCTCTCTCAACTCGAAGCTCGGTATCGCTGCGAAGCGTCAGGCGAAGTATGTCGTCGCGCTCTCCGCCACTGCCGCCGACGACCCGAGGCAGATGAAGGCCCTCGGCTACATCCTGGGCATTCACGGCTTGAGCACAATCAAGTGCGAGACCAAGCTGAACTGGATGAACTGGCTGCTGCGCCACGGGGTGAAGCCCGGGCACTTCGGCGGCTGGGACTTCACCAGTGATGAAGAGAAGCAGAAAAAATCCTTCACGAAAATTCACAACGAAATTTTTCCCCGGCACGGCTCGCGAATGCGCAAGTCTGAAATCCCTGGATTCCCTCTGACCGAGGTCCTGGTGAAGATGCTCGACGACGAGACCGGCAAGGCCGCGAAGTTGAGCGAGGAGCTGCACGAGCTGAACGAAGAGGGCGGCAACCAGATGGCTGCAACGCAGCACTGTCGCCAGGGCCTGGAGAAACTGATGATTCCCCACTTCGCGGGCTTCGCAGAGGACTCCGTCGCGCAGGGCTCGAAGGTTGTTTTCTTTCTTAACTTCACAGACCCACTTTTTGAACTTTATGAAAAACTCCAAAAGCAGTTTGGTCACACCAGGGTTGGCTTCATATCAGGCAGACAAGTTGGTGACAAGGGTGAGCAAGAGCGCAGAGCGTTCGTTGAAAGCTTTCAGAGAAACCGGCTCGACGCTCTCTGTGTCAATATCTTTGCTGGGGGAGAATCGGTCAACCTCCACGACGAAATTGACCAAGTAAGCCGGGACACTTTTTCCTCGCCGTGTGAGAGTGGTAGAGCTTACAAGCAGCAACTCGGGCGAGTCAACCGAGCGAAGGGCGGATTCTCAAATCAATTTTTATGCTTCTTCGCTGGGACTAGACAAGAGACCGTTGCCGACAGGATGAGGCTAAAGGGGCTGAACATAGATTTGTTCAATGACGCCGCGTGGGACCGCAACTTAATAGTATGAAGAACGAGTTTCGTGTCGACGGGGACGTTGTTTGGCTAGTTCTCACTCAGGGAAAAGAAACCTGCATTGACCTGAAGAACCTAGAGAAAGTTGCTGGCCATAGGTGGTGTGCTTACAAAAGTGGAAAAGCTTTTTACGCAAAGACTACTATGCGGAGAAACGGGAAGCGCGCCGAATTAAAGCTTCATCAGCTTTTGTCGGGCAAGGGGTCAGACCACAAAGACCGAAATGGCCTGAACAATTTGGAAGAGAATCTTAGGCCAGCAACCCCTACTCAGAACCAGCAAAACCGCTCTCTTAGAGAGGACAACACTTCTGGATTTAAAGGAGTGAGCCCTTCTCGCAATAAGTGGCACGTCACCATATGCGTCAACGGTGTCCGGTGCTTTCTCGGACGTTTCTCTTCCAAAGAAGACGCTGCCCGAGCCTACGACCAAGCAGCGTCAGAACATTTTGGAGAGTTTGCGGTCTTGAATTTGACAAAGTAGAAACCCCCGCTTATCTTTGAACTGTTAGCATGAGTGAATTAAAAACAATAAACACAACAGTCGACGTCACGAAGCCCGCTGGAAAAATCCACCATAAATTCGGACCTTCCCGCCTCAACTACCTCGACGAGTGCGCAGCCTTTACCTCGAAGCCCGGGACTACCGAAGCCGCTGAAGAGGGGACCTTCATGCACGACCTGATGGAGAAATTCGTCAAGCTCGTCGTCGCGAAGAAATACAAAACCACTCTCGAACAGGTCGCCCTCGCTGCGAAAGAGCACGAGCTCGACGACCTCCAGGTCTCGCTGCTGCGCTTCGCCTGCAAACGTGTTGACGTCTACCTCGCGAAAAACCCCGAGAGCATCTACGTCGAATTGAACGTCCGGGTTCGCAACTACGACGGCTCGGAATTCAACCACGGCACTCTCGACCTTCTGCTCATCTTCAAGGGCGGCATCGGTGTCCTCATCGACTACAAATTCGGTGGACAGCCGGTTCGCTTCGCTGCGGACAACCTCCAGGGCTTCAACTACGTCGTCGGCGCGTTTCAGAATATCGAGAAGCTGACGAAAATCTGCTGCGAGTTTATCCAGCCGAAGCTCAACGTCATTACCAATTTCATTTTTACGAGGGACAAAGTCACCGCGCTCTTCGACCGCATCGCTGCAGTCGTCCAGCAGTCAATCTTTGTCCAGTCCCACCAGGAGGAAGCGCAGAAGTTCACGAAGGTCGGAACTTACTGCAAATACTGCGAGCTGGCGGGCGAGTGCTCGGCACTGAACAACTCCCGAGCACTTGCCGTCAGCAAGCACGAGGGCCTGCCGTTGCCGAAACATTTTTCTGGACTGAAGCTCAAGTCCCCCGAAGACTTCGCCCTGGCGCGCTACTACGTCGACATCATTGAACAGGGCTTCGAGAGCTTGAAGCAGCGCGCCTACGAGGTCGCCGACGAGAACGGCGGAGAAATTCGCTGCACCCTCCCGAACGGCAAAGAGGTGCTCTACGAAGTCGCCGAGCGCTCCGCTGACCGTGTCCTGGGAGAGGCCGCGCTGGTCGCTGACGCCCTCAAGGAAGTCTTGACCGAGGCCGAGGTGCTCGGAGCTGCGAAGCTCAACATCGGAGCTCTTGAGACCGTCTCAAAGAACGCGATGGTTGAGAACGCGAAACTGCGCGGCGAGAAAATCACCAAGAAAGCCGCCTGGGAGTCGATTACCTCGATTCTCGAAGCCAATGGACTTTTGAGCAGGCCGGACACTAAAGTCCGCTACCTGCGACTCAAAAAACAACAAGAACAACTGGAAGACAAAAAGTAATATGGTTAAAGCATCACTCCGAAACGCCAACGCTGGCAGCGCGACTAAATCGCCAGCTAAGTCTCAACCCGTGGTCGACGTATCTGCTACGGTCGTCACCAGCGCTCCCGCGACCAGTCACACGGTCGAGGAAGCCAATGTCGACAACGTCTTGGCTGACATCGAAACCGCAGCCAAGCTGAACGCCGGGGAAGAGGTTCCCGAAACCGCTCCCGCGACTACCGCTGTGGCGACTCGGCCCACCAACACCGCTGTCGGTCGCCCCGTGCAGCACGAGGAAGGCTTCGAAGGCGACTGGGGCAAGGAAGACCTCAAGTTCCCGCAGCTGAAGCTCGTCCAGGGCTCTGGCCCGCTCTCGCAGCGGTTCAACAACGGGACCATCATCTTTGACGACGAAAAGCTGTTGCCAGCTCCGAACGTCGAAGAGGGCGCGGACAACCCGCTCATCACCTTCGTGCCGCTCATCATCACGAAGCAGTATCGCGAGAAGCTCTCGCAGGAAGACATCGACGACGGAGCCCTGCCCCGCATTGCGAGCGGCATCGCTGAAGTCGAAGAGCTCGGCGGCACGACCCGCTACGTCAACAACGAACGACCGGACAATTACTGGGAGCCCAGCTCTCGGTGTATTTTCCTCATCGAGCGTCCGAACCACGACGCAGCTGCGGAACACCCGGGCTTCAACGAAGTCTTCGACGGCAAGGAATTTGCCGTGGCAGTCTACTACGCCGCTGGCGCAGCCTTCACGGCTTGCCCGAAGGTGATTTACAACACCTATCGGAAATCTCTGTTCATGCCGATTCTCGGCGCGGACAAGACCCCGCTCGTGGTCGACGGTCGCATCCAGAAGCGTCCGTGCATCTACAAGAACTACTGGAGCCTGGGCTTCGCAAAGGTCAAGGCCGGTAAGTTCAACCCCTGGCGTCCGTATGTCCGGCTGCAAAAAGTCGAGACCGGCCCCGAGGTTCGCGAGTATTGTGCAAACCTGCTCCAAGTGGCTCCGCAGGCTCCGCACGATGACGACGCAGTCTAGTTTCCCATAAGGCAACCAGAACGTCCTGGCTGTAGACGTGACTTCGGTCGTTCAGAGTAACGACCCTCGTTTTAATTTTTTCATGAAAGCCTTATGGAATTCCGAGAAGACTCAGACAAATTTCTGCCGCTCTTTGTTGCCAAGAACTTGGTCGACCCAGAGCTGGTTATAGCTAAGCCCTGGAACTGGCTTGTTAATGACACCTTCGACGGTGTGGACAAAAAGATTCGCCGCAAAATCATGCTCCAGGCCGAGTGCGATTGGCTAGCGTATAGCGGCTTCCGCGCACAAGTCCCCACTTCCCGTATCTCGAAGGACAACCCCGGGGTCGCGATGCGCGCAATCGTCATCGACTACGACTCCCGCACCAGTCCCGAAGATGCGGAGCGTCTCATTAACGAAAATCTTCCGCCTGAGCTCCGCCCGAACCTCCTGGAGGTTTCCTTGAGCGACAAGTTGCGCTTGGTCTGGTGCATGGAGCGAGAGATTATGTTCATTTCTCCCGCCCACCAGCAAGAAATCATCGCTACCTTCAAGAGGAAGCTGAAGCTCGACACACTCCTGGCCGGTTACGACGAGAACAGCGATAAGCCATCCGAAATGTGGACCGCTGGCAAAGAGTGGTTTTACCTCGACAAGAAAGAACCCCTGTCGGCGGCAATCATCGCCGGAATTCAAATGCAAGCTGGTAAAAAGACCTCGCTCTACAATCACTCGGACGTTCCCCTGGCAGACATCGCGGCAGAGCTCGAAGCACGCTTCCCCGGTCGCTGGGCAGGCGACTTCAAACTCGACGCTGTCGGTGTGCGCTTCTGGGATGCAGAGGCAGACAACGTCACCGGCTGTCAGGTTAAGCCGGACGGCATGTTGTGCTTCACCGGCACGGTGCCCTTCGTGAAATGGGACCAGATTTTCGGCAAGGTCTGGTGCGACGAAAAACGAATTCTGAAACTCGGCAACGGTGCTAAGGGCATGTATACCGATGGCAAAACTTATTTCGAAGTCGTCAACGGTATGCAGGTCGATTCGAACAAGGACGCAATCATCACCCGATTGAAGTCTGCCGGTCTCTCGGACAAAGTCGAGAAGGGCCAGACGCAGAGCGAAATCGGCGAGCTCTTGAACTACATTCAGACCGTCAACCGTGTCCTGGGCGCGGCCCCGATGATTAATTATCCCCCGGGCATTGTGGAGATTGAGAACGAGCGCATCTTGAACCTGTCGGCGCTTAAGCCCACTCAGCCGGTCAAGCCCCCTCGCTCTTTCAAAGAGGACGCGCCGTTCCTGCACTGGTTTTTCGTCGAGCACAAATGTGTCGGAGAGGGCACGGACCACTTGCTCTTTTGGACATTGCGCAGCTCGCAAAATTACCGCTACTTCCGGCGAGAGCTCGGCCAAGCCATCTTCATCTGCGGGCCGGTCAATTCCGGAAAGACACTTTTGAACATGCGAATCCTGGCTCCGCTCCTGGGCGGGAAAACATCGGACCCGATGAAATATCTCATGGGCGAAACGGGTTTCACCGACGATTTATTCTCTGCCGGTCTCCTGGCAGTGAACGACAGCGACTATCCGAAGAACGAGGCACTCCGCCTCAAGGTTCTCCAGGGCTATAAGGACTGGGTTGTAAATCCGAAGCACGTTTACCATCCCAAGTTCCAGAAAAAGCTCTCCATCGAAAGCGTCAGCCGCATCTGCGCTACTCTGAACGACAGCGCCGACGCTGCCGGTGCCCTGCCCGAGGTGAATATCTCGACACAGGACAAATTCATGTTCTTCCGGATGAAGGCAGTCCCGCCTGGGACCTTTCCGTCGAAGACCGAGCTCGAAGCGACAATCGCCCGCGAGCTGCCTTACTTCATCTGGTGGTTAGAAAACGAGTGGCAGTGCCCGCCAGAAATTCTTTTGCCGGACGGAGAACGCACCGGCTGCACGAGTTACTACGACCCTTTCATTTTGAAGATGTCGCAGACCCAGACCTACAGCTCGAACCTCCTCGAAATCCTGAACCTGTTTATCTCGGTCCACGAAGACTTCCAGGAAGGTGCCTGTGGTTTCTTCGAGGGCTCTCCTACCGACATTTTGTCTGCTCTCCAGCGGTGCAACGAGACCGCGACAATCTCGAAAGAGTGGAAGCAGCAAATGATGGCTCGTAACTTACTCGGCCTCTCTAAAATCAAGGGCTCCGGGGTTTCCCTGGCGCGAGACGAGAGCGGTCGTTATTTCAGAATCGTTCCAGCTACACATGAGAGTTAAAATCCTCCTCGCAGTCCCGGACGAGAAATCTTATGGCCCATGCACACTGGTGCTGGACACAATCCGGACAGGCTACCCGAACGCCTTTGTCACCGTTTACATTAACCCCCTCGGGGGTCTTCACACGGACCTCGACGACGACCTCGTGCATCGGGCCACTTCAAAGGAGTGCCGAGTCACGCACCTGCGCAACAACACCAGCCACGCCCGCTGGATTTATGACCAAGTCATGGTGCATTCGGCAGACCTGGGAGACCAGGAACCGCTCATCATTCTCGACGGCGACATCCTGTTCCACTCCTCGTGTGAGGGCTGGCAATTTGACAACTCATTTCTTGCGGGGTATTATACCCCGACGATGTTCAGCGACTTTACCCAATGCAACGCCTTTGCGCGCCTGCACACGTCTCATCTTTGGTTCACTCAGCCTCGCACGATGGTCCGAGGCATCCCTAAAGTCTTCCCCGCAGCGGCTGCGGCACGGTCAGACCTGTGCCCGCTCGACCTCTTCAGTCCGAGCGTAAATTTCGTCAATGGTGTCCCCTACTTCTGGGACAGCTGCTGCGGCCTCTATCAAATGTTCGGCGGCAAAGAATTTGGCCCCGAGCACCTAGCCTGCTACGAGCACCTGACGAGCTCCTCGGCCTACGAGCTGAAGAAGCACTTCGCGCCGAACCCGAGCGCGACCGAGTGGCTGCACACCGAGGGTTACAAACACCCCGAGCTGCTGAAGGGCAAGCTCTGGGAAGCAACAAATCAATACTACAAAGAAAGAGCACTGTGAAAGACTGTATAATCGACTTCGAAACTTACTACGACGGTGAGGTCTCCGTCACGGCTCAGGGCAACCGCAACTATACCCGAGACGCTGACGCTTACATTGTCGCCGCGACGATTGACGACGATGTCCACTGCGGGACCATTGCCGAAATGGGTCCTGCCCTGGAGCAGATGGCGGAAGACCCGCAGCTGCAGTTGTGGGCAGCGAATTCGAACTTCGACCAGGGCTTCTTCGAGAAGCACACCGGCGCGAAAGCGGTCCACCCCTGGCAGTGCATTCTCGACCTCGGCTCGTTCAATCAGTGCCCTCGGGACTTGGCAGGACTGGCGAAGACCGTTCTGAAGGTCGACATGGACAAGAGCACACGCGACCAGATGAAGGGCGTTCACTACGAGGAGCTCAATGAGGCCACGAAGGAGAAGGTCCAGCTCTACTGTATGGACGACGTCATCCACGCCCGGGACATTCTCAAACAGCTCCCGCGCATGACCGCAGGCGAGCAGGCAATTTCTCAATACACCAGGATGACGAACCGGCGCGGCATCTGCGTCAATGTCGACCTCGTCGAGGAAGACAAAACCCGCCTTGCAGAAATGAATTTCTGCGCGCTGAAGGCTATCCCCTGGCACAACGATGCGGCTCCGCTCAGCTACCGGCAGCTGCAGCAGTGGTGCGCTTCGCAAGGT